TCCGACCCCGTGGGCTGGGTGGACTGCATCGAGGAGAGCTACCGGACCATCCCTCAGTAGCCCGGACACGTTCAACGTCCGCCCCTGTCCACCCTCGCCGCCAACCTCCTCCACCCTCCGCATCCGAGGTGATTAGTGAATACGAATCAGGCAGATAAGCCCCGGACGTCCACCGTGTCCGCATCGCGTCCGCCCACGTCCTACCAGGTACTCTGATGATTCTTAACGCGAGGCAGCAAGCCGACTTGATCTGGTTTTGTCGCTGGTCGGAAACGGACCTCGGCGGCATGAGGTCGGGACAGGCAAGCATCGAGGCCCAACTGGACTTGAGGATGTACCTGCGCCACCCGCGAACGGTGCACCTCGCCGGGCCGCTCGAGTGCCACCCGACCCCGAGCTGGACGGACCACGACCAGGCCCACGACGAGATGCTCCGGCGCATCGGAGACGTCGGCAAGGAGCGGTGGGTGCGAGCGGCATGGCTGGGCTGCCCCGAGAAGACGCAGCAGCTGCTCTTCCTGGCGTTCGTGGCGAAGGAGGCCGTGCGGCCCGAGGTGGTGGCGCCGATGTGGAGCGCGCGAGGACGATTCGGGCCCTGGCGCTTGCTGGCGGACCTGACGCCCGAGGCGCGGGAGGCGCATCGGAGAGAAGAGCAGCGGGCGCACCGCCGGGTGGACCTGACGGCGTTCCTCGACAAGCTCGGCGGCGCGCCGAAGGTCCACCCCGAGCACGAGCTCGACGTGCGGCGCATCGCGCTCGGGTGCGAGCGGCTGGCCTCCGCGGCTGGGGACGAGTACTACCGGGCGCTGATGCGCGCGCCTGCGCCGAGGAGGGCTGCGTGAAGAAGCTCAGGCTAGACCAGCGGGCGAGGATGACCATTGGCGACCTCGCACGCCTCTTCGGGGAGGACATCGACAAGATGCGCCGGTGGCTCAAGCGCGAGCAGGTGAAGGTGCGCGGCGGTGGCGGCCGAGGCCTGCGCTGCTACGTCCTGCTTGACGACCTCCGCGAGCAAGCCGACCACATCTACAAGGCGGTTGCAGTGCGGGATTAGCGGTTAATGAATCCGGTAGGTTGAAATCATGTTGGCGCGTTTGGCGCGTTTGGCGCGCGCCCAACAGCTACCTAAGTAGAGGCTCACGACGATGGCAGGCTCCCTAACGCGAATCCCCGAATCCCTGCACGCAGCGGTGCGAGAGCGCGCCGGCCGTGGCGAGGGCGGAGAAGCGATTTCGGAGTGGCTGCGCGCGGAGCACAAGGTGCAGATCACCGGCCGGAGCGTCCGGCGGTTTCTGCAGATCCACCGCGAAGAGCGGCGAGAGATCACCAAGGCCGCCCTCACGGAGGAGCTGGTCAAGAAGGCTCCGGCCTACCTGGACGCGCTCCAGGGAGTGCTGGATAGGGCGCTCGCAGACGAGCGCGCAATCGGCGAGCGGTCGGACATGATCACCGAGACGGAGCGGGTAGCGCTCTCGGACATCGGCGAGGCGTTCGACGAGAAGGGCAAGCTGCTCCCGCTGGCGAGCATGAAGCCAGAAGTGCGCCGGGCGATCCGCTCGGTGAAGACGAATACGATCTACGGCGAAGACGGGGAGACCATCCTCGTGACCGAGGTGACGTTCTGGGACAAGACGAAGGCGTTGGTGGACCTCGTCTCCGCTCGAGCGGCGCTGAAGGACAAGGAGATGGCCATCAAGGCGCGAGACCAAGTCCTGCGAGCGGTGGCGATGGGGCTGGGCCTCGACTCCGACAAGACGCCTCCCGGCAACCAGGGTGGGGTGATCGTCCTGCCCGAAGAGAAGGACTGACAGCGCGCGGTGGCCCTGACGCGCGCCAGTAGCTCGCCCAGGGTCACGCTTTCATCGTCGCGGCCTCGGACTGCGCTTTGCGTATACGTCCGCACGGCGAGTGATTGGCCCGACGCCAGCCCCTCCTGGGGCTCATGTAGCAACCCCCGCGCGCCCAGCGCCGGGGCCTCTCACGGGCTCTCTGGGCGCGCCTGCGGGCCGCCGGAGGATGTCCACTAACCAGGCCGACCGGAGCGCACTCGTGATCCCTCCCGTCAAGGTCGCGCTGGCGACGGGTGCGGCAGCGACCACGGCCGGGGCTGCGGTCTCGCAGTTGCTCGGGGCGGCGGTGCCCGACCAGATCGCGTGGGTGCTCGGCGGGCTGGTGGCGGTGGGCAGCGCGATCGCGGTGGTGCTCACCGGCTACAACAAGTTCACCGAGACGGTGGACCAGCGGGCCCGAGACCGAGCCCGCGAGGTGGTGCAGGAGAACGCGAAGGCAGCAGCCGAGAAGACCGAGGCGAGCATCGCGGCGGCCATCAAGGACCACTCCCACGAGCAGACCGCAGCGCTGCGCGAGCACATCCATGCTGAGGAGCGGAAGTTCGACGCCATCCTCGCGGAGCTGAAGCTCCAGCGGGCGCAGAACGAAAGCATCATCGAGACCGTGAAGTACCTCCGGTCGCAGAAGACGTAACACTCTTTGGGGATGACTGGTTTCGACGAGGGCAGTGAGCAGTACGCAGCGCGCCCCGGGTCGCTCGGGACCGGGTCAACAAACCGAGCACCGCACAAAAGCCAACGACAACGTCGTTTCGCTCAAGTCGTACCGCAGCACCCGCATGGTGAAGCCCAGCGGCGTCGTTCGCAGCAACGCGTTCCAGCTCGCGGCAGCCTAGCTGGATGGTGGAGGCGGCTCTGGCCGCCCCGTAGTGCCCAGCCCGCGGGGTTCGCGGGACACGCGCGTAGACCCGTACCGCAAGCAGCTTTCGGACGGCGGTTCGAATCCGCCCATCTCCACCACCTCCCGATTCGTAGAGCACGGCTCCGCACGGCATCCGCCGTCGGTGAAGCGCAGAGCATTGGAGGAACTATGGGCGACTTTTCCGTCACGTTCGCTTCGCAGGGCGGCCACGGCTGCGAGCGCAAGGCGAAGGCCGGTGAGCAGTTCTACGGCTGTGGTCGGCTCGACTGCCCGGACTGCTACGCAGCCGAGCTGGTGCAGCAGTTCCACGCGCGCTTCCCGGTCCACTTCGCCACCTTCACGCACTGGCCCGTCTCGCTGAACGAGAAGATGGGGCGCAACTACCAGCCCGAGTCCGAGGTGGTGGACTCCATCGTCGAGACGGTGAACTACACCGGCCGGCAGCCGCTGGTGGTCCCGAACCTCCGCAAGCGGATCAAGGGTCGGTTCAATCCCTCATGACCGCGGCGCCGGCGGTAGCTGGCGCGGTGAAGCCGCTGTGGAAGGCGAACAGCCCACCGCAGCGGCGGTTCCTCGAGACCGGCGCCTACGAGGCGCTGTATGGAGGCGCAGCGGGTGGCGGCAAGTCCGACGCGCTCCTCGCGGCTGCGCTGCGGTTCGTCCACATCCCGACCTACTCGGCGCTGCTCCTGCGCCGGACGTTCCCCGAGCTCCGCCGCACGCTGATCAAGAAGTCTCGACTGCTCTACCCAGCTGCCTTCCCCGGCGCGAAGTACCGCAAGGACGAGGCCACCTGGACGTTCCCCTCCGGGGCTACGATCGAGTTCGGCCACGCGCAGACCGAAGAGGACGTGCACCAGTACCAGGGTGCGGAGTTCCAATTCGTCGGCTTCGATGAGCTCACGCACTTCACCGAGTACCAGTACAAGTACCTGCTCTCCCGTCTGCGCTCCGTGATGGGGCCAGACGGCAAGGGGCTCATCCCCGTGAGGGTGCGGGCTAGCACCAACCCGGGCGGCCCTGGGCACGAGTGGGTCATGCGCCGCTGGGCGCCGTGGCTCTGGCGAGAGCCGGGCACGCCCGAGATACCGAAGTGGGACGGCCCGCGCGCGCAAAGCGGCGAGCTGCTCCGTTACAGGCTTGAGGAGAACGGCACCGAGACCTGGCTCGATCAGCCCGAGGAGGGCGCGTTCGGTCGGGTGTTCATTCGAGCACTGGCGAGCGACAACCCGGCACTGCCGAAAGAGTACCGCACCAGCCTCAACGCCCAGGACGCGCTCACCCGCGCGCAGCTCCGGGACGGCGACTGGCTGGCGCGGGCCGCTGCAGGGCTGCTCTTCAAGCGGGAGTGGTTCTCCGCGCAGCGAGAGCCGCCGGCGGACGTCGTGGCGCGGATCCGATACTGGGACCGCGCCAGCACCGAGCCGCACGAGAAGAACCGAGACCCGGACTGGACTGTCGGCGTGAAGCTGAGTCGCACCAGCGAAGGTGTCTACTTCGTGGAGGACGTCGTGCGCGTGCGCGCCCGGCCTCTCGAGGTGGAGCGGCTCATCCTCGCGACCGCGCTGGGCGACGGCGTCAAGTGCGCGGTGGGCATCGAGCAGGACCCCGGCCAGGCCGGCGTTGCCGACGCAGAGAACTACACGCGGCTGCTCTCCGGCTTCAACGTCCGGACCTTCAGGCCCACGGGCGACAAGGTGACAAGGGCGCAGCCGGTCTCCGCGCAGTGCGAGGCCAAGAACGTGAAGCTGGTCGCGGGAAGCTGGCACGGAGCGTTCCTCGGGGTGCTCGAGGAGTTCCCCGACGGCGCACACGACGACGATGTCGACGGCCTCAGCGGCGCATTCAACGCGATCACGCCCACCGTGGCGGGGCAGAAGCTCTCCCGGCGGCTCGCCCACTTCGCAGGGCAATCCTAGGAGCAGCTCATGGCCAGCAGCCCCAAGCCTGCTGGCGCCGGCGAGAAGCTCAAGCTCCGTCTCGACTCGTTCGCCAACAGCCTCACCGGCCTCGGGCTCGCCCGGGACAAGCGCCAGGGCGGCTACGCTCGCGTCGTCACGGTCGACTACCAGGAGGCGACGGATCTCTACCGCGGCAACGACATGGCCGCGCGCATCGTCGATGCCCTCCCCGAGAACTGTCTGCGCGAGGGGTTCGGTGTCTCCATCGAGGGCGACGACGGCCACCAGTTCGCCGAGGCGGTGCAGGCCGCGCTCGAGACGCTGAACGCCGAAGAGGCGCTCCTGCAGGCCCACAAGTGGAGCCGCGCCTACGGCGGTGCCGGAGTCTTCATCGGCGCCAACGACGGCCAGACGGCCGACCTTCCGCTGGACCTGAAGCGGGTCAAGAGCGTCGACTTCCTCCTGCCATTCGACACGCTCGAGTTGGTGCCCAACACGTTCTACTGGGACCCGAACCTCGGCGCGAAGTACGGCCAGCCGGAGACCTACCGCCTCAACCGCTTTGGCTCGATCGGCCTGATGCCCTCGGGTGTCGGCACCCCGCAGATGGGGGCAGGCGCTCTCTCGGCGGTCTCGGGCAACCCGGCCATCTTGGGCGGCCTGCCGACGATCGCGGCCAGCACCAACTGGCAGTGGCTCCCGGTGGTGCACGAGAGCCGGATCATCCGGTTCGAGGGCAACTTCACCAACCGCCTCAGCCTGCGCCAGAACCGCTACTGGCCGGACTCGGTGTTCGTTCGCTGCGGCGAGGTGCTGCGAGACTTCGGCCTCTCGTGGAGCTCGGCCGCGCTGCTCATCCAGGACTTCGTGCAGCAGGTCTACAAGCTGCCTGGGTTCGCGGACATGCTCGCGCAGCAGGGTCCGACGGCGTACGTCACCGCGGCGTCGATGATCGAGCAGGGCAGGAGCCTGATCCACGCGCTGGTCCTCGACAAGGACGACGAGCTGATCCGGACGCCGCAGCCAGTCACGGGACTTCCGGACCTGCTGATCCAGATGGCCAAGCGGCTCGCCGCGGCGGCCGATATGCCGGTGTCGCTCCTCTTCGGCGAGGCTCCGGCGGGCCTCAACGCGACTGGAGACACGGACGCGAAGTGGTGGGCGGACAAGTGCCGCGCGGCGCAGCGCAAGAAGCTGAAGCCTGCGATCCGGCGCATCTGCGAGGTGCTCTTCGCAGCCGCGGAAGGACCCACCAAGGGCAAGCCCATCGGGGGCGACAACTGGGCAGTGACCTTCCCCTCCCTGCTCCAGCTTGACGAGCAGCAGGAGGCGGACCTTCGCCAGAAGGTGGCCGCGTCCGACGAGATCTACCTCCGCAACGGGGTGGTCACGCCGGAGGAGGTGGCGATCACCCGGTTCGGCGGCGCCGAGTTCGATAGCGGCAAGATCAACCTGGTCGAGACGGACCCGGCCAAGCGCGCGGGGATGGCTGCCGAGGCCGCGGCTGAAGCGGCTGCAGCGGCTGGGGGCGGGACCGGCGGAGACGAGCCGGACGGCGATGAAGAGCCGGACGGCGATGAAGAGCCGGACGAGGACGCTGAAGACGAGCCCGACGACGAGGAGGCCGACAAGCCCGGGAGCTGACCGTGACGACCACGCTCGAGCGAGTGAAGGCGCGGCGCCGGCAGATGGCGCGTCGGCGTCGGCTCCCTGAGCAGCGTCACCCGAACCACGTCGCGCTCGCCTACTCGCAGACCCTCAAGGGGATGCTGGCGCGGGCCCGCGCGCTGATCGAGGAGCACCTCGGCGCGCAGCTGCCCGAGCTGCTCAAGCAGGCCGCGGCGGTGCACCCCGAGGCGCACGGCCGTCAGGACGACGACTACGCGACGGGCGTCTCTCGCGCGGTGGCCGAGGCGGCGCGCCGACTCTTCGCGGAGTTCAGCAACGAGCGGATGCGGGCGACCGCGGCGACAATGGGCGCCCGCGCGGCGGAGTTCCAGAAGGCGGAGCTCCAGCGCAACCTCGGCATCGACCTCGTGGGCTCCGAGCCGTGGCTGGCGCCCAAGATCGAGGCCTTCGCCGGGCAGAACGCGTCGCTCATCAAGTCGATCCCGACCCGCTACTTCAGCGAGATCGAGGCGTCGACCATCGAGGCCTTCCGGAGCGGCACCCGCGCCGAAGACCTCGCGGACGACTTGCAGGACCGCTACGGCGTCTCGGAGAGCCGCGCGGAGCTGATCGCCCGAGACCAGATCGGGAAGCTGAACGCCCAGGTGAACGAGACCCGCCAGCGAGAGCTCGGCGTGGAGCACTTCACCTGGCGGACCAGCAAGGACGAGCGGACGTGTCCGGTGTGCGCGCCGCTGGACGGCAAGGTGTTCTCCTGGGACAAGCCGCCTGCGAAGGGGCCGCCCGGCGAGATTCACCCCCGCTGCCGTTGCACCGGCGAGCCGATGGTCGACGAGGTGATCGACAAGCTCCTCGCCAAGCCCGGGGCGCCGCCCAAGCCGCAGGTGAAGCGCTCGCCGGCGGCAGTGCCCCGGCCGCCCAAGCCTCCGCCAGCACCAAAGCTGCCCCCGCGGCCAGAGCACACGGAGACGCATTGGGAGACGCACTACCAGGGCAACGGCTACGGCGAGGAGGCAGCGGTAAGCCTCGCAGCAGCCCGGGCCGCGCACGAGAAGTCACTGGACCTGTCGGCGTTCGCGGTACAGCGCGAGGTCACCAAGATCCTGCCGCCCAGTATGGCGAACCGCTACCGCTCCTGGCTCTCGACGCTGGGGCTCGAGTTCCGCAAGAAGGCGACGCTGCGCGAGGTGATCGCGGAAGCGAAGAACGCGCTCATCAAGCACGAGCTGGAGACCATCGCCGCTGTGCACGGGCACGCCAAGGCGCTCAAGGGCAAGACGACGGCGCCGGACCTGAAAGAGGCCAAGCGGTACGGCATGGGGCCGACCGAGGAAGCTCGAGCGGACCGGATCATCAAGGAGACCAAGGAGGCGCTCGCTCCGCTCCTGTCATCGGTGGCAGCACCAGGGGAAGTCCACTTGGCTTTCCGTCCCGGCCGGGCGTACTACTCGCTGGCCAGTCGAGAAGTGGTGATGGAAGGCTCAGCGCACGACCTGTTTGAGGGGACGCTGGCTCACGAGGTGGGCCACGCGATCGAGCACGCAAGCCCGGCCCGAGCGAAGGCCGCGGCAGAGTTCCTGCTGAGGCGTACCAACGGCGGGGCGTCTCTCAAGAAGCTGAAGGACCTCGACCCAAGCAAGCCGTACGATCCGCACGAGGAGGCCCTCGAGGACGGGTTCCATGCGCCCTACGTCGGCAAGCTCTACCTGACGGGCGCAGGGCAACTGGCGCAGATGAACAGGGCCAAGATCGACCCGGCACACATCATGGCCACCGAGGTCACCAGCATGGGCATGCAGTGGTTGCTGAGCCCGCGGGCTTCCGAGTTCATGAAGAAGGACCCCGAGCACTTCTTCTTCACGCTGGGCCAGTTGGGCTTGCGCTAGCCTCCCCGTTTCGGGGGCGCTAGGGTGTGCGGTCGAGGTGGTCGATGGCGACGTGGAGCTTCAGCGACGGGACGGTCCTCCTCTCCGGCGGAGAGGTGGTGGGCGGTTCGGAGCTTGCCGACTCGCTCCGCCACGCCATCGCCTACGCTAAGAGCGGCGAAGGGTGGCCAGTCTCGGTGGCTCTGCCTCCGGGTGGCTCCTGGCCGCTGGACGTCCACAGCGACTTCACGCTGAACGCGCTGGCGCAGGAAGAGGCGTGGCGCCCCGTACGACACCTCGCTGAGCCGAAGGTGATCACGGACTACGCCGAGGGCGACGACGTCCCGGCCGAGGTCCACACGATGCGGGCTCGCGAGTCAGTCGCCGGCCGCATCTACTAGCCTCAAAGCCTCACCCCACCAGCCACTCACCAGCACCGCGCCACCCGGCGCGGCGAGGTGCCGTCATGCCTGCTGCCCAGACCTCTCGCATCGCGGGGCCGTGGGTGCGCGTCGTCTCTGGCGCGCTGCGCGGCCTCCGCTTCCGTGAGGTCGATGGCCTACCCGTCTTCGCCCGCAACGACGGAGAGAAGCTCGTCGTCGATGCCCTGCTGACGCAGCGGGGCCTGCTGCTCGTCAACGTGCCCGGAGCCCCCGAGTACCTCACCAGCAGCACCAGGGAGCCCGATGGCCCGCCGATTCGATGAAGGCCGCCTGGACGCTCCAGTGCGGACCCCGCAGGGCTTCCTGCGCGTCCCCGCCTCGATCGCCCGCATCGGCGTCCAGATGTACTCCCAGGACGACGGCACGGTCCGCCGCGAGTACCGACCGCCCGACGAGGTCTTCAAGGCCGACGCGCTCGCCTCGTTCGCACTGGCGCCCATCACGCTCACCCATCCGCCCGAGGCTGTCACCGCCGCCAATGTCGCCGAGTACGGCGTCGGGACGATGGGCGAGACGCTGGCCGCCAGCGGCGACCTCGTGTGCGGGACCGCGCTCATCACGCACGCGGACGCGATCGAGGCGGTGGAGCGGGGGCAGCGCGAGCTCTCCTGCGGCTACGAGTGCGACCTGGACTTCACCGCTGGGACCGCTCCCGACGGCCAGAAGTACGACGCGATCCAGCGGAACATCCGCGGCAACCACGTCGCGATCGTCCGCACCGGACGGGCTGGACCTGCTGTCCGGCTCCGGCTCGACGCCAACGACAACGCAGTCCCGGGCGACGACGCCCCATCCCACCAGCAGCAGCAGGAGAAGTCCATGGCCATCAAGATCAAGATCGACGGCGTCGAGGTCGAGGTTCCCGAGGTCGCCGCGCAGCTCATCAAGAAGCACGACGACGACAAGGACGAGGAGATCGCCAAGCTCAAGGCCCGCATCTCGGAGCTCGAGGGCGCGAAGAAGGACCTCGAGGAGCTGACGGCCAAGGAGAAGGAGGAGGCGAAGAAGGACGCCGCCGAGTCCAAGGCCACCGCGCAGAAGGAGGCCGCCCGCGCCGACACCGAGAAGGCGCGCGCCGACGCCGCGGAGAAGGCCCGCGCGGATGCCGCTGCTCCCGAGGCGCTGGCCAAGGTCGTGGCCGCCCGCGTGAAGCTGGAGAAGGCCTGCGCGCTGCTCGCCCCCGCGGTCAAGGCGGACGGCCTCGACGACATGGCGCTCCGCACCGCCGCGCTGAAGGCGGCCGGCGTGGACGTCACCGGCAAGGCCCCCGCGTACATCGAGGCCCGGTTCGACGGCGCGCTCGAGCAGCTCGGCAAGACCAACCCCGCCGCGGCCGTGCTCGCGGCCGGCCCGACCGCCCCGCCCACCGCCGAGGAGAAGAAGAAGCAGGACGAGGCGGCGGCCAACGGCGGCGACGCGCGCGCCACCTTCATGGCGTCGCAGGCGGCGCGCTCGAAGAGCGTGTTCGAGAACATCGGCAAGTAGTCGCAGCAGCAGGCGCTGACCCCGGCCGCTGCTCGGCGGCTCCCACACCACCCACTCACATCACCCAAACGCCTCGGCTCCGGTCGAGGCAGCAGGAGGCTATTCCCCATGGCCCAGACCAGCTACAGCGGCTCGCCCTCGCCGGGCATCCCCGGCCAGCTCGCCGACACGGCGCCCAAGCGCGTCGTCACCCGCAACAACGAGAACGTCTCCGGCATCTCCGCCGGCATCTTCGTCAAGCACGGCACCGCCGTGAACGGCGCGGACCTCCTCTCCCTCGTCACCGACGCCATCGACGGCATCGCCATCAAGAGCGACGCCAAGCCGGTGGACGGCCTCACCGGCACGCAGTCGGTGCCCGCGGGCTTCGACTTCGACTGCCTCGAGCAGGGCGCGGCCTGGATGCGCTCGGAGACCGGCTCCCAGCCGACGGTGGGCGACGAGGTGTTCGTGCGGTTCGTCGCCAACGGCGTGGGCAAGCTGGTGGTCGGCGCGGTCCGCAAGGACGTCGACAGCGGCACCGCTCGCCGGGTGAAGGGCGCCCGCGCGCTCGCCATCGGCACCGCCCCGGACGGCTCGAAGATGAGCCTCGTCTTCTTCGACAAGACCGTCGAGGCCGCGGCGGCCGATCCGGTGTTCCTCGCGTTCTCCAACGCGTCGATCTCGGCCACCGCCACCCAGAAGCTGCTCAACGTCCCGGCCGACAAGTTCTTCGTCGTGGACGAGGTGCAGTACGACAACATCACCGGCCTGGCCGCGGACGGCACCAACTACTTCACGCTCTCGATCGACGCGGGCGCGCAGTCGACGGCGAAGTGGTCGACGCTCACCGGGCAGCAGGGCGCCCTCGCGGCCGACACGGTGGTGTCGTTCACCAACGACACCCAGGCCAACCGCGTGGCGGCCCCGGGCACGCAGCTGAAGTACAGCGCCACCAAGACCGGCACCCAGACCCTCCCGGTCGGCTCCGGCACCATCCGCGGGCGCTTCATCTAGCGCTCGCTCGCAGTCCCGCAGTCGGCTTCACGGCTCGGCGCTGCCCCTCGCGGGGCGCGCCCGGGCCTCCCTCACAACCCACTCACCTACCAAGCCACTGCGCGGGCCTCCCGCGCGCCCTGGAGGCCTTCCCCATGTCTCTCCGCACCTTCCGCTATGACCAGCTCGACGCTGGCGAGAACGAGTTCTTCGCCCGCCAGCTCGAGGCCTTCCTCCCCGAGCTCTACAACACCAAGTACCCCGAGCTGATGGCTCGGCAGCTGCTCCCGATCTCCTACGCGGCCGGCCCGGGCGCGAAGAAGATCACCTACCGCGCGTACACCCTCACGGGCCTCGCGCAGGCGATCAGCAACTACGGCAGCGACGCGCCGCGCGCCGACGCCTTCGGCCAGGAGTTCTCCAGCAACGTGCGCGACTACGGCCTCGCGTGGGGCTGGAACATCTCGGAGGTGCAGGCGAGCGCCCGCGCCGAGCGCAGCGGCATCGGCCCGGTCATGCCCCTCGACACCGCCCGGGCGATGGCCACCCGCCGCGGCCAGGAGGTCACCCTTGACAACGTGGCCTTCTCCGGTGACTCGCAGTACGGGATGATCGGCCTGAACAACATCCCGGGCGCGAACTCCTACTCGGTGCCGAACGGCGCCAGCGGGTCGGCGCTCTGGGCGAACAAGTCCCCCGACGAGATGCTGGCCGACCTCTTCGCGATGGAGAGCACCCCCCTCTCCAACACCAACGAGGTGGAGAGCGCCACCGTCCTCCTGCTGCCCCCGGCGAAGTACCGCGCGGCGCAGTTCACCCGCGTGTCCATCGCCTCGGACACCACCGTCCTCGACTTCTTCCTGAAGACGGCGAAGACCATCAAGAAGGTCGCCCCCTGGTGGAAGCTCACCGGCGCCGGCGCGGGCTCCCTCGACCGCATGATCTCCTACCGGCCCGACCTCCAGACCATCCGCCTGGAGATCCCGCAGGAGATGCTCACCCTCCCGCCCGAGGCGCGGAACTTCGAGTTCATCATCAACACGGTGATGAGCGTCGGCGGCGTCATCTGTCCTTTTCCGCTCAGCGTCACGTACGGCGACGGGATCTAGGCCCCCAAGCCATCCCGCAGCACCCGGCGGCGCTCCCCTCCTGAGAAGGCGGGCGAGCGCCGCTGCCATTTCCAACCCCAGCAGTACCCACGAGGCACCTCATGCAGCTGCACTGGCACGGCCGTGAAGGCAAGGCAGGCAAGGACAAGGGCATCCTGACCACGCACATCAACCCCGAAGTCACGGGGCCGGCGATGGTCGCCGTCAAGGACCCCAAGACCGGCGTCGAGTCGATGACGCAGAAAATCGAGGGCGGCAAGCCCGTCTTCCTGCCGCCGGCCAAGACGCTCAAGGTGCTGCCGGGCATCAACGGCTACACCCCGGAGCAGCTGTCCGAGGCCGAGTGGAAGAAGGTCTCCGCCTATCCGGCGATCAAGGCCCACCTCGACGACGGCAACCTCGAAGTGATCGAGCTGCCCGACCTCCTGAAGCTGAAGGAGCCGCAGGCGAAGGCGGCCGTCACCGAGTGCATCGACACGGCGCTGCTGGCCGCGTGGCGCCGAGCCGACAACCGCTCTCCCATCCACGAGGCGATCGACAAGCAGCTCGAGTCGATGCGCGCCCCCTCCACCAAGCCCTCCAAGTAGGAGCAACGCACATGAAGAAGATCCTCTACTCCGCCCTCGGCGTCCTCGCCGCACTCGCCCTGTTCGCCCTCCCTACCTTCGACGCGCACGCGGCCGCGCCGCCCGCGCTCACCGTCGGCGGACCCACCGCCACCGGCGTCGTCTCGACCGCAGCCCCCGTGCAGACCGGCGGCGTCGACTCCACCGGCAAGGTCCGCAAGGTCCTCACCGACGCGAGCGGCCGTGCCATCGCCGGCAACGTGGACCGCACCAGCTACACCGTCGCGACCGCCGAGGCGATCGGTGCGACCGCCAAGGCCCTGGGCGCCATCGAGGCGGACGGGACCAGCGTGCTGCGGCTCCGGTACATCAAGATCTGCCTCGACTCGACTGCGCTCCAGACGGCCGCCGGCAACCGGACCCTCGTCCTCTACCCCACGACCGCGGCCAGCGCTTCCGGATCGACGGTGACGCCGGTGCCGCTGCAGTCGGGAGATGCCGCGTTCGCGGGCGTGGCCCGCACCGGAGCGCTGACCACGACCACGGCGATCGGCTCGGTGACCGCGGCCAACGCGCTCTGGCAGACCAACATCTTCATGCCGGCCGCCGCGACCACCGCGACTGCCTGCGTGGAGAAGTACTTCGGCACCGGCGACGGCGTGAAGCCTCCGACCACGAGCTCCGCGGTGACGTCCGGGCTGGCTCTCGGTGACCTGACCGGCGGCGCGGGCGGGACCGGGAACTACCTCATCACCATGACGTTCGCCGTGGAGCCGAACTAGGTCATGGCCCCGACCCCCGCTGACGTCATCGGCATCGCGCCGGAGCTGGCCAGGCTGAACACCACCGAGGTGCAGACGGCCATCGACGACGCGACGCTCGAGCTGAACGCGGAGGCGTGGGGTGCTCGACTGGACCGCGGGGTGAAGCTCCTCGCGGCCCACCTGCTGGCCGTGACGCACCCAGAGCTCAGCGGGCCCGGCAACCGCGCGTACACCTACGAGACGCCCACCGAGGTGTCCGCCGGGGCATACGCGCGGAGCCGGTTCGGCCTGGAGTTCTGGCGCCTGCAGGAGCGCGTGAAGAAGAGCCTGCCCTTCGCCATCGTCACAACCTGAGGTGCTCCGTGAAGGTCAACGTCACCCTCGTCGACAACGACAAGGGGTGGCGAGAGCTCCAAGCAGTGCTCGCCAAGCTAGAGAACCGCACCGCCTACGCGAAGGCCGGCGTCATCGGCGCGAAGGCGCAGGCGGGCCAGCACCCGACGCCGCAGGGCAAGAACCTCTCCAACGTGGACCTCGCGGTCACGCACGAGTTCGGCGTGCCTGGGCGCATCCCGCAGCGCTCGTTCATCCGGCGCGCCTTCGACGCCAACCGGGACCGCTACATCGAGATGATGACCAAGCTGGCCCAGGCCATCTACGACCGCAAGACGAGCGTGCGGCAGGCGCTGGGGCTGATGGGTCTCCAGGCCGCCAGCGACATCCGCAACATCGTGCGGCAGGGCGCGGGTATCCCGCCGCCCAACAGCCCCGCGACCATCGAGCGCAAGGGCTCGAGCCGGCCGCTGATCGACACGGCCCAGATGATCGGCGCCGTCTCGCACGCCGTGGACCTGACCGGCACACCGGACCCCGAGGGGTTCCGCGGGGGCAAGTGATGGCGATCGACTACGAGGCCGTCGAGGCGGCCATCCTCGGGTGGCTCGTCTCAGCCACAGGCCTGGACGCTGACTCCGTGCTCCTCGCCAACGACAAGTACCCGCAGCCGACGATGCCCTACGTCACGGCGAAGGTCCCGATCCCCCGCAACGCCGGCGGGCTCGACGAGCACCGCTACTCCTACGACGCCGCGCAGCCCAACGGGAAGCAGCTGACCACCACGGTGGTGGGCCAGCGAGAGACCGTGGTCGCCGTCGAGGCGTTCACGATGGGCACGGTGGGCCGGGGCAGCGCCAGAGAGCTGCTCTCGCGCGCAGAGACGTGCATCACGCTCCCGTCGATCCAGCAGGCGCTGGAGGCGGCGGGGCTCGCGTTCGTCAACGTGGACGGGCGCGGCGACTTCACCGCGCCGCTCGGGCCTGTCGGCCAGGGCCGCGCCACCCTCGATGTGCGGTTCCGCCTCGTCGACACCGCGTCCGAGCAGGGCACCTTCATCGAGTCGGTGCCGACTCCCACTGCAGTCTGGAGCTAGCCCATGCCGCTTTCCGACTTCCTCAACGTCTCGATCAACCTGCAGGGCGCCAGCCCGTCGCAGCCCGGCTTTGGCGTTCCCATCATCCTCGGCAAGTGCGCGGCGTGGGGCGCGAGCACCGACCGCATCCGCTACTACTCGGGCATCGCTGGCCTCACCTCCGACGGGTTCGTGACGACCGATCCCGAGTACCTCGCGGCCTCGGCGCTCTTCAGCCAGAACCCCGCGCCGTCCTCCATCGCCCTCGGCAAGCGCGCCACCGCGAACCTGCCCACGATGAAGGTGGTCTTCACCGTCGTCCAGGCGGTGGTCGGCAAGGTCTACAGCGTGGTCGTCAACGGCGTGGTGAAGAGCTTCACCGCCGTCGACACCGTGCCGGCCAATGTCGCCATCGGCCTCGCCACGGCCATCGGCACGCCGACCGGGTTCGGCGCTGCGGTCGCCGCGACCAACACCGTCACCTGCACCGCCTCGGTCGCGGGCAACTGGGGACGGTTCGCGATCAACACCGCGCTCACCACGCCCAACACCGACCTTGACTGCCAGCAGACCCACGTCGACGCGGGGATCGTAACCGATGCCGCGGCCATCGCGACGATCGACTCCACCTGGTACGCGATCCTCTCGGTGTGGAACAGCAACGCTGAGGTCGCCGCGCTCGCCGGGTGGGCCGAGACGAACAACAAGCTCTACCTCGCCGACACGCAGGACTCGACCGTCCTCGGCTCGGGCACCGGCGACATCGCCAGCACGCTCAAGGCGAGCCTCTACGTCAACACGGCCGTGCTCTACAACCCGGACAACGGCGTCTTCGCCGCTGCGGCCTGGGCTGGTGCGCGGCTCCCCACACAGCCGGGCAGCGAGACGTGGAAGTTCGTCACCCTCGCGGGTGTCCCGGTCGTCACGCTGACGGCGACCCAGATCACCAACCTCACCACCAAGCGGTGCAACTACTACTACTCGGTGGCGGGCATCGGCATGACGGCCGAGGGCATCACCCCGAGCGGCCAGTTCCTCGACGTCGTGCGCGGCCGCGCCTGGATGGTGGCGACGATCCAGACGGACGTCTTCACCGTGCTGACCTCACCGCCCTCGGGCGCGAACCCGGCGAACCCCGCGGGCTCGAGCCTGCTGACGAAGGTGCCGTTCACCGACACCGGGATCGCTGTGGTCGAGAACGCCCTGCGCGGTTCGCTGGCCAAGGGCGTGGCGGCTGGGCTGCTGGCCTCGAGCCCCGCGCCCTACGTCTCGGTCCCGAAGGCGGCGAGCGTCTCCACCGCCAACAAGACCAACCGCAAGCTCTCGCCCATCACCTGGGGCGCGACCATCGCGGGCGCGGTCCACTCCGTCGACATCACCGGCTCGCTCACGTTCTAACGAGGAACGCCAATGCCTACGTATGACCCCAACAAGGTGGCCGTGGTGTTCAACGGCCACCAGTGCCACGGATTCGTCAAGGGCACCTTCGTCAAGGTGTCCCGGCACGAGGACGCGTTCAAGCTCCAGGTCGGCGCCGACGGCGAGGATGCCCGCGTGCGCAACCGGGACCGCTCGGGCCAGGTCGAGGTGACGCTGCAGCAGACCTCGATCTCCAACGATGTCCTCTCCGGGATGGCGGTGCTCGATGAGACCGCCTCGGGCGGCTACGGCTCGCTGATGATCAAGGACATCCAGGGCACCACGCTCTGCACCGCGGCGCGCGCCTGGATCAAGAAGATGGCCGACGAGGACCTTGGCGCCGAGCTCGGCCAGCGCACCTGGATCATCGAGACCGGCAACCTCGCGATGTTCGTCGGCGGCAACCCCACCGATTCGTAGTGTACCCCGGGCGGTCCCGTGAGGGACCGCCCAAGCACCGGAGTACCGGATGGCGCTGCAGACGGTGGAGAAGGAGATCGGCGGCAGGGTCTACGCGGCCACGCAGCTGCCGGCGATGCGGTCGCTGAAGCTGCTCGCGCGGCTCGGCAAGGTGGCGGCGCCAGCGCTCGCGGCCGGGCTGGACTCGGACATGGGCAAGGCTGCCGGGCTCCTCTTCGAGAAGCTCGACGACAGCGAGGTGGAGCACCTGATCAAGGCGCTGCTCGAGCCGATGCTCGTCACCGATGGCGACACCCAGCGGCCGGTGCTGACGGGGTTCGACGCGGCGTATGCGGGCGATCGGCTGCCGGAGGTGTTCTCGCTGATCCGGTTCGCGCTGGAGGTGCAGTACGGCCCTACGCTCGCCGCGCTGGGCCCGCTGCTCGCCGCCCAGACGCGGCAGCAAGGCCCGGCGGGCGCGGCCCCCAAGCAGCCCGAGGCATAGCGCTACCCGAGGAAGCTCAGGCGATCTGGCCCGCCCTGCGGCTCTGGGAGGCGGGCAAGGCGTCGCTGTCGGAGCTCGAGATGATGTCGATCGACGACTGCGCTCTCTTGAACTCGGTGCTGGACGTGGTGAACGCCGCGCGCGCGGGGTCCACCAAGTAATACCCAAACCCAATCCCGAGGTGTTCGATGCGCGCCCGCCCGCTCGCCGAACGCTTCTGGGAGAAGGTCAGCCGGAGCCAGCCAACCGAGTGTTGGTCCTGGCTTGGGGCAAGGAACCGAGACGGCTACGGCCACATCCTGGGCGATCGCGGCGACGGGACGGGTGCCAGGACGATCGCGGCTACTCACGTGGCGTGGTTCCTTGCGCACGGAGAGTGGCCCGCGCGAGGGCTCGAGGTCTGCCACACCTGCGACAATCCTCCCTGCCAGAACCCGGCCCACCTCTTCCTCGGCACGCACCGGCAGAACATGGCCGACGCGGCAGCAAAGAAGCGGATGCCTCACGGGGACAATGCCACCGCTAAACGCTTTCCCCGCAAGCGTGTGCGAGGAGAAGAGCACCCACGACGGCGGCACCCAGAGAAGTTCCAAAGGGGCGCCGCCCATCGATGGGCCAAGCTCTCCGGCGAGCAGGTCATAGAGATTCGTCGCCGGATTGCGGATGCGAAGTCGGCCTTCGGAATCAAGTCACTGCTCGCGCGCGAATACGGCATCAGCCACTCCGGGATCTGCCAGATCGCCAGCGGGCGCTCCTGGAAACACATTCTCCCGGTCGTGCCATGGGCCACCGAGAAGGCAGCGTAAGTTATGGTAATCCGGGAACTTCTGGCGCGTCTTGGGCTCTCCGTCGACTCCGCGTCGTTCAAGGCCGCCGGCTCCGCCATGTCCGGCGTCATGGAGGGCTTCGCCAAGCTGAAGGTCTACGGCGAGATGGCCAACGGCGCCCTCAAGGCGATGGTGGTCAATCTCGCCGGCAACGCGAAGGAGCTGGACCAGTTCTCGCGCCGCACGGGCATCTCCACGGACACGATCCAGGAGATGGGCCACGCGGCTGCAGTCGCAGGCGTGAGCAGCGACGCGTTCCTCGCCGGGCTCTCGACGCTGGCCACGGGCGTGACCCAGGCAGCGCTCGGGGGCGGCTCGGCGGCAGAGGCCTTCTACCGGCTCGGGATCAACTTCCGCGACGCGGGCGGCAAGGCCAAGCCGCTCGAGGCCCTGATCGGCGAGGTGGCCGACAAGGTCTCGACGCTTCCGGACAGCCTCCAGAAGAGCCGCGTCATGGTGCAGCTCTTCGGGGAGTCGGGCGCGAAGATGCTCGGGCTCTTCAACCAAGGAGCGCCGGGGATTGCCCGGGCCGCGGCCGAGGCGCACAAGCTCGGCGTCGTCCTCGACACGAAGCTGATCAAGGCCGGCGTCGCGATGGACGACGAGATCAAGAAGATGCTCGCCTCCATCGTCGGCGTGAAGAACTCGATCGCCGCCAGCCTGCTGCCCGAGGTGATGCGCGGGGTGCGCGCCTTCCGCGACTGGATGGCGGTGCATCGCCAGTGGATCGCGCTGCGATTGCACCAAGCCTTCAACATCGTGGCGCAGGTGCTCCACGGGCTAGGGAAGTCGCTGGAGTGGATTGTCGGGCTCCTGCAAAGGTTCTGGAACATGGGCGCCGCCGCGAAGGCGATTCTCTTGGGCCTCGGGGCGGCGGTGCTCTACGCGACTGCGCCATGGACGGCATTGGCCGCGGTGATCTCGTTGGTGGCTGAGGACGTCTATCTATTCTTTGCGTCTGGCGGAAAGTCGAAGACGCTCACGGGGGAGCTGGTCAAGCTCTTCAACCTGCTCAAAGAGAAGGCTGCAGCGCTCTGGGACGGGTTCAAGAAGGACCCGTTCGGAATGCTCTACAAGTGGGCCTCGGACTTCTTCGCCTGGGTGGTGAAGGAGGCCGCAGGTCTGGGCGACCGCATCGCCACCGCAGTCAAGGGGACGGCACCCACTGGGGGCGGAGACAGCACCAAGGCCGGAGTGGGCACATTCCTCGGGCACGGCCTGGCGCAGATGCTCGAGACGATCCACATGCTGCCGAAGGGCACGGCGTCAGCGTTCCTCGACGAGCGGATGGACAAGCTCGAGGGCTGGGGATCAGGCAAGGAAGGCGACATCCGGGCGCTGCGCTCTACGGATGCCGGGCCTGCACCCATCACGATCAGCATCGGGGCGCTCACCCTCTCGGGCGCCGATGGCAATGGCGACCCGGTGGCATTCGCCAAGCAGCTTGCGGCCTCAGTGGGTCCGATGATCGAAGAGAAGCTGAACACGCTCCTGCGCGAGTCGCACGCCGCCGCCAACCAGTGAGGTCTCCCCGATGGCCGTGAGCGACTACCTGGCGAACCCGACGGACATCATCCCGCAGGGCGGCAGCGCGCTGGCCGTCGCGCAGTCGATCTCGCTTGCGTTCAATGCTGGCCTGCTAGCAGAGGGGGCGCTGCGGCCCAACTTCCGGGTCCGGATCAACCCGCCAGGAGAGCAGCAGGTCATCCAGATCGACGTCACGGTCTCGGAGGTCCACTCGCTGCAGGCAGAGGTGACGCAGCACCCGGTGGAGTCGGGCGCGGACATCGCGGACCACTACCGGCCCAAGCCGGCAGAGCTGCGCATCCAGGGGATCGTCACCGACACGCCGATCGACGGCTCGCTCGGCTTGGCGGTGACGCGGGCGCTCGCGGGGCCGATCGGGACGGCGATCGGCGCCGTGCAGGGCGTGGCGCAGACGTTCCGTCCGAGCGTCCTGCGGACCGCGTTCGACGCGCTACGGGCCCTGCACGATAACGCCGTGCCCGTCCAGATCTTCACGCCCTACAAGACCTACGTGAACATGCTGATGACCGATCTCCAGGTCACCCGCGACAGGGCCGGAGGGGAGGCGCTCTACTTCACATCGACCTTCCGCGAGGTCTTCCTCGCTAGCTCGAGCACCACGAGCATCAACGTGCCTCCGGCGAATCAGGTGCCCATCGACATGGGCACGCAGACCGGCAAGACGGCGCCGGACAAGCTCGCCAAGCAGAGCGTCGCCTACGCAGGCGCCAAGCAGTTCGGATGGGTCAAGCCATGAGCGCCGGGCGCGCACGGAGTCCATAGTGGCCACCATCGTCATCCCGACCCGCACCGACGGGACGCAACTCTACTCGATGCGGATGACCCTGGGCGGCGTGGGCTTCACGCTCGGCCTCCAGTGGAACGACCGCGACGCCTCCTGGTCGCTGGCGATCTCCGACTCGAGCGGAGCGCTGCTGCTGGTCAAGAAGGTCACCGTGGGCACGCCGCTCACGAAGAACTACGCCACCGCCACCCTCCCCTCCGGCGAGTTCATCGCGATCGATACCTCGGGCGCAGACATCGACCCCGGCCTGACCGACCTCGGCTCGCGCGTGCTGCTCACGTTCACCGACGCTGCGGACCTACCGTGAGCGGGGCGCGGCTCTGGCGCCGACGCGCGCGCCTGCTGGTGCAGTTGAAGGGTGAGCCAGTCCCTCTTTCTGTGAACCTCGGGCCTGGAGATGTGACGGGCACCATCGGGGTATCGGACGGGTTCGTGCTCGCGCAGAAGTTCGACGGACTGCACATGCGCTTCCGCGCGGAGAAGCACTCCCTCGGGCAGCCGAACACCCTGGACCTCGAGGTGTTCAACATCGCGGCCAGCACCCGGAAGAAGCTGCAGACCTCGCAGGCGTGGGTGCAGCTGCTCGCGGGGTACGAGAGCGACGGAGAGAACCTGCCGCTGGTCTTCCAGGGAAACGCGCGGACGATCGACCACATCCGCAACGGGGCCGACTGGATCACGCGCATCCAGTGCGGCGACGGGGAGAACGGCTACCGATTCGGCGTGGCCTCGCTCAACTTCCAGGCGGGCACCCGGGCATCGGAGATCGCGATCGCCCTCGCGCAGCAGGTGCAGCTCGCCGAGAAGAACCCAGACACCAACAGCAGCCGCCTGGACATCAGCGACTTCAAGCGGCGGGCCCCGACGCTCGACTATCCGCAGGCCGTCTACGTGAACGGGCACGCGGCTTGGGGCAACGCCTTCGCGGAACTCCAGAAGGTCGTCGGCTCCAAGTACGAGCTGTCGATCCAGGACGGCGCACTGCGCTGCCTCAAGGCCACCGAGGGCGTACTGACCACGCTGCTCATCTCGCCCAAGACGGGGATGATCGGCTCGCCCGAGCACGGCACTCCGCCCAACCCGGGCCTGCCGTCGGTGCTCCGAGTTCGCTGCTTGATGGACCAGCGCATCCGGCCGGGCGACATCATCGCGATCGAGTCGCAGGCGGTCGAGAAGGCGGGCTACCGCGTGATGCGGGTGATCCACAGCGGAGACCTCGGCGGCAACGACTGGCAGTCCGAGATCGAGGCGCTGCCGGCCACCCTCACCACGGCTCAAATCCTCCAATGACCACTCCCCGCACACCGACGCTCGCAGAGGTCATCAGGGTGGCGCTGGAGCGGCGCGTCTCCGACCTCTTCGTCTCGATGCCGGGGAGGGTGCAGACCTACTACCCCGCCACGCAGACGGCAGACGTGCTGCCTCTCTTGCGGAAGACGCGGCCGAACCCAAGCCCCGGGCCAGACGACGCGGACGACGTCGCGGTGCCGCTGCCGGTGCTGGTGGGCGTGCCGGTGGTGTTCCCAGGCTCGGGGGCATGGAGGCTGACGTTCCCGGTCTCGGCTGGGGATGAGGTGCTGCTGGTCTGGTCCGACCGCTCGCTGGACTCGTGGAAGAGCAACGGCGCCGAGGGCGACCCGGGCGGCGGCAACCACAGCCTGGGAGACGCGGTGGCGCTGGTGGGGCTGGTGGCGCCGGGCGTGCCCCGAGCGGCCACGGCGACCGACCGGCTGAGCCTCGGGCAGGACGGCGGGACGGCGGTGGAGGTACTGCCCGCCCGCATCAACCTGGGCGTGGGGGCCTCGCAGGCGCTGGTGCTTGGAGGGTCATTCTCGACGCACATGACCGCTCTGGCGACGGCCCTCCAGGCGCTCCAGACGGCGATCACCCCGCTGATGCTCCCGCCAGCAGCTGCAGCAGCAAAGGCCGCCGCGTTGGCCGCCTACAACGCAGCGACGCAGCTCGCGAACGACATCAGCTCCAACAACTTCACCACCTGAGGCACCGATGACGATCGTCGCCGGAGACGTGGCCTGCTCCACAGGCCTCGCGGCGCGCATCTTCAACAACCTCCGCTACGACAACCCGTGGCAGGCCTCGACGGCCGGCGTTGCGGTTGGCGCGGTGTGCTGCCCGACCACGCCCAACGGCATCGGCTACAGGTGCTCGGCGATCACCACCGGCATCACGGGCTCGAGCGAGCCGACGTGGCCGCTGGTGCTCACCAACACGGTTGTGGACGGCGGGGTCACCTGGACCGCGCAGGACGTCGCCAGCCCGAGCGGCAAGGCGCATCCGCCGCCGGCTGTCGGCGCGATCCCCTCCTACTTCGGCTACGTCCAAACCTCATCCGACCTCGACGGGTTCAGGCTCCTGGCGTGGGATATCGCGAAGGGCGTGATCGACGAGGTCAACGCGAATAGGTGGGACGGCACCTCGCAGGTCAGCGGCGGAGGTGGCGGCGGCGGGGGAACATGGTCCCTCGCGACGAAGCCGGCTTCGCCCGACTCGCGGGACGAGGAGTTTGAAGGCGCGGCGTTCTCGGGCTGGACCATCGTGGGGACGCAGGACTCGACCCCCATCGATCCCGACGTCAGCTTCAGCACAGCGAACCTGTGGCGGCACTCGTGGAACAGCGAGCGGCCCTCATGGCTGATGCTCCAGACCACCAATGCTAGCTCTCTGGTCGGAATCGCGAAGTCCATCACCATGGGCACCAACGACATGGTGTGGTGCGGCTTCTCGACCAACGGCGCGGCTGGCTCCGTTGATGGCACCGTAGTTCTCCAGATTGCTACCGCAGGAGGGGCCGCGAATGTCGCCGGTATTCGCGTCAACCAAATCGCCAACTCTGTATCGTACTTCCTGGGTGGCGGCTCCGACGTAGGGGTGGGCTATACCAGGATGACGGCGGTGAGCCTTTGCCCGATCCACTTCATGGGAATCCGGAAGATCGGAACCACCTACCGATTCGTGGTGGCGGACGAGTTCGGTAGTTGGTATGAAATCGGCAACGGCAGCAACGCCAGCACGCCGGGCGAACTGCGCGTGCGGTCTGCCAACTCGTTGACCAATGCCATCACCGGCGTTGACTTCGTCAGATTCCGAGCGGGCGCTGGATATCCATGATCGGCGTTCTTTGTCAGATGAAGACGACCCCAATCCCTGAGGTGGTGAATGACGGTCCGCAACCTCAAACTGGGCCTGACCGGGGACCTCTCGTTCTCCGGCGGCAACTTCGCGATGGTCTCCGACAACGAGGCGATCGGGCAGGCCTGCAACTGCGCTCTCCGCCTCGTGCAGGGAGAGTGGTTCCTCGACCCCTCGATCGGCGTGCCCTACCGGACCGCCGTCTTCGTCAAGGCCCCCTCGACAGCCAGGATGAAGCAGGTCTTCACCAACGCGCTCCTCTCGGTGAAGGGCGTCGCCTCGGTGGCGACGCTGGACCTCGCGGTGAGCAAGGACCGCAAGCTGACGGTGGCCTATACCGCGCTCGGTAGCTCCGGTGCGCTCATCACTGGGGGCATCTAAATGGCGTACGGTCTCCTCTCGACGGGGTACCTCCCCGAGCCTCTCGCGGCGCTCGTGGCCGATCTCGAGGCCGACTTCCAAGCGGCATTCGGCGCCGACTTCGACCTCAGCGCCGAGGGGCCTGCCGGGCAGTTCATCGGCATCCTCGCAGAGCGTCTTGCTACCGTCTGGCAGCTCGGGGGCGCGGTCTACAACGCGGGCTACCCCGACACCGCCAGCGGGAGCGCGCTGGACGACCTCTGCGCGATCACCGGCTGCTTCCGCCTCCCCGCCACCAAGAGCACCGACGTCGTGGTGGGCATCGGCACCAACGGCACCGTGCTGGCCCCGGGCCTCGCGCTGAAGACCGGCGCGAACGGCAACAGCTTCGCCAGCTCCGCCAGCGCGACGATCGCCACGCTCTCGGCCTGGGCAGGTGGTGGCTCCTACTCCGCGTTCTCTTCGATCGCGGTGGGCGCGCTGGTAACGAACGCGGGCAACATCTACGCGTGCACCGCGGCCATCGCGGTGGCCACCTCGGCGCCCACGGGCACCGGCGCGAGCATCGCGGACGGCACGGGCACCTGGCGCTACATTGGCGCGGGCAGCGCGGCCGCGGGCATCCTCGTGCTCGGCGCGGCGACCGGCCCGCTCACCGCGCCGGCCGGGACCATCACCACGATCTCGACGCCAGTTGTGGGCCTCACCTCGGTGAGCAACCCGATCGACGCGGTGCCCGGAACGAACATCGAGACCGACGCGGCCCTGCGCATCCGGCGCGCCGCCTCGCTGCAGCAGTCGGGCACGGCGCCCGTGCAAGCCCTCCGCGCGGCCCTTCTTCAGGTATCAGGGGTGACGGCCGCCTACGCATACGAGAACCCCACGGATGCCGTGGACGGTTCTGGTCGCCCGCCGCACTCGGTGGAGTGTCTCGTGCAGGGTGGCACCGATGCTGCCGTGGCGATGGCGATCTGGAATGCAAAGGCGGCGGGGATCGCCTCCACGGGTGGCTCGATCGAGACCGTCACCGACCCGGTCACGGGCGCGGCCTACAGCGTCTGGCTCTCGCGTCCAGTGGTGACGCCGATCTACGTGGAAGTCACCGTGAAGAAGGGCAGCACCTACGCGACGGGCGGCGTCGGCGCGGCGGCGGTGAAGGCGGCGATCGTCGCCTACGCCAATGGTCTCGTCTCGGCGCTGGGAGGCACGGCCTACACCGTGGGGCAGACCGTCTATGCCGGCCCGCTGGCGGCGGCAGTTCTCGACGCGCTCCCGCCTCCGTACCTGCTGGACGTCACCTCCCTCTTCATCGGGACTTCGCCAGGGCCCACAACCAGCACGCCGCTGACGATGCTCTACTCGCAGCTGCCCGACTTCCAGACCGCGAACATCACCGTCATCGAGACCTAGCGCCATGGCCTACGGCAACGTCACGCAGGTCACCACTCACGCGGTGGCCGCGCAGGGGCGTCTCGTCTCGCAGTACGTGGACAAGCCGAACCTGCTGGCGCTGATCGGCATCGTCGGGGCTCGAGTCCAGGCGGTGGAGAACACGCTTTGGGACGTGCTCACGCTGCGGTCCCTGGCGAGCGCCACGGGGCAGCAGCTCGACAACATCGGCAAGCTGGTGGGGCTGGCGCGGGGCAGCGTCGTCGGCGGCGAGGATGACGCGGTCTACCGGACGTGGCTCCGGGTGCAGGTGCTCATCAACGCGAGCCGGGGCACGGCGCCTGACCTCCTCGGGATCGTGCTGGCGGCGTTCCCCTTGGTCACGGTGCGAGCCATCGACTCTGGCCCCGCGTCGGTGGTGGTGCGGGTGGTCGGCGCGGTGTCGCAGCCCACGGCGCTCTCGGCGGCGCTCCAACTTGCGAAGGCGGGCGGCGTGAAGCTGCTCACCGAGTACTTCACGGTCGACCCCGCGCTCGCGTTCACCCTTGACGGCACGAGCGCACAAGCTCTCGACGCTGGCCTCTTCTCAGGAGCTATCTGATGGCGACCAAGCCGAGCACGACCCCGCGGTTTGCAGAGACGGCCGGAGGGGCTCCCGCGACGAACATCGCCACGCCTTCGTCGGGCCAGCAGGACACCGGCTGGACGGTCGGGCAGGCCCCGCCGTCCTCGTACTTCAACTGGTGGATGCGGCTGGTCTACGACTGGATCCTCTACCTGAAGGACGCGGTGTTCACGGCGACCCCGTCGAGCGGGCTCGCGGGCGTCTCGGGCACGGGCGACGGCGCGGCGGCTGGCGTCTCGGGCACGGGTGGCAGCACCAGCGGGACCGGTGGTGCGTTCACCGGCGGCGCTACCAACGGCCGGGGTGTCACCGGGCAGGGCACCGGGAGCGGCGACGGCGCTGCGTTCACCGGCGGGGCCACTGGCAACGGCGTGACGGGCTCGGGCGGTGCGACGAGCGGCTACGGCGGCCAGTTCACGGGCAACAGCGCTGGCGTGAGCGCCACCGGGCAGGGCACTGCGCCAGGCGTCGTCGGATCTGGCAGCACCACTGGTGCAGGCGGTGCATTTACCGGTGGAGGCGGTCTTACCGGCGGCCCAGGCGTAAGCGCCGCGGCCGGTGCCGGCACGCTCTCAGGCGGCAGGGGCGCGATCCATCTCGTGGCCTCGACCGGAGCGGCCGCAGGCGTCGGGTACGGCTGCCAGCCTGGCGACATCACCTGGAACGGAACCAACTTCCTCGTGTGCAAGACCGCCGGCACTTGGACGGTCCTGATCTAGCTGCACCGACCATCGCGCCTGCACAGCAACCCTGCGCCGGCACAGACCCAGGGCTCCGCGCGGCAGTCGGGCACGCAGCCCGCGCCGTTGCAGATCGCCCCCGGTGAGCAGTCGATGTCGCTGCGGCACTGCTTCACGCAAAGCCCGGCGTCGGTGCAGTCGGCGCCAGTCGGGCAGGGCGTAGATGTCGAACACTGGACGGAGCAGAAGACGAACTGCGACGTGAGCGTGTAAGCGCAGACCATCGCCGGGCCGCAGACGTTGGGATCGCGCAGGCTGCACGGCGCACCCATCCGCCACACCATCGGGTCGGCTGGCTCAGGGAGCGGAGCCAGCGACTCTGCTCCGCACGCCGCCAGCACCATCAGCATCCCCACCAGAATCACTCGCATGGCTACCCTCCCCGCTTTCTGCGCCGCACCCTAGGCAACGCGGAAACACCGAGGCAATCACCGCCAGCGGAGCCCTCTCATGATGACCCCCCTCAGCGCCCACTGGTCGCTCGAGCAACTCTGCGCGACCTCGCACGGCCCCAACCCGCTCACCGCCTGCGCCCGCTACGGTGCCCGCGTCGAGCTCGACGAGCTGCGGGCGAACGCCGAGCACCTCGCGAGGGGGATCCTCGATCGGCTCGCAGACCATTTCGGCTGGCGAGTGAGCAGCTGCTACCGCTCACCTCCGGTGAACGCAGCCGTGGGCGGCTCCCCCAGCAGCGCCCACCTCGTCTTCCTCGCCTGCGACGGCGCGCCGGGAGAAGGGCGGGGCTCCTTCGCCGACGTCATCCGCAACCTCTCCGCGGCCCCGCCTGCCTGCCTCGACCGGGTGATCTACGAGGTCCGCGGCAAGACGAAGTGGCTCCACGTACAGGCCACACCTCCCGGGCTCCGCGTGCATCCGCCGCTCTTCTTCCACTCGCCCAAGCCCGGGCAGTACCTCCCCACCACCGCTGCAGTCCTGGCCGGCATCGCGGCCTGAAGGAGCGCGTCATGTTCCGAGCGATCTACAACTTCCTCGCCGCGTTCTTCTTCGACGAGTCCGAGTTCGTCAAGATGTCCTCCAAGCTCGTGGCGAAGGTGCGCGGCGTGCTGATGATCGCGGGCCTCTCGGCCACCGCGCTCTCGGGCGAGATCATCGAGTCGGGCGGTCTCGACCCCAAGTACGCGGGCAAGATCAAGCTCGCGGGGATCATCGTCGCGGGCCTCTCGGTCATGCTGCGCGCTGGCGACAAGACGCCGGAGAGCGTGAAGGCGCTCGCGGCCGAGACCCCGAGCGCGCAGTGAGAGCGTTCCTCCGCCGAACCATCGCGCTGGTCTGCCTGCTCTTCGGCTGCACCACCACCTCCGCCACCGAGCGGCGCGCCGACCTCACCACCAGCGCCCGCGAGGTCACGGCCTCCGCCACCAGCACCCACGACGTCGAGACCCGTGACGTGGAGCAGGGGCCGACGATCGAGACCTCCTGCGAGGGCAGGGCGGACGACTGCGCCCGGGCGCTCCTCGACGCGCTGGCGACCCAGCCCCCCGAGGCCGACTCGGGGCAGGCAGATGCCGGCGCGCCGCGCGCGAGCGGCCCGGTGAAGGTGACGCGCAAGGTGACGCTGCCCATCGGCGCCGACCCCCGCCTGCCTCCCGCGCCCGGGCCCACCGCGCCAGCCTTCCGCGAGACCGAGCGCATCGACCACTCGGCCAGCAGCACCGCGGCCAGCGAGAAGGACGACGACTCGCACCTGAAAGACGAGCAGGAGACCACCCGTACGACCGACCTCGGATTCTCGTGGCAGGTCAAGGCGGGCATCCTCGCAGCGGTCCTGCTCGCGCTCTTCCTCGCCTACCGCTTCACGCCGCCCGGGCGCTCGCTGGCAGCGCTCATCAGCAAGGCTTGAGCAGAGCCACCCTCACCGCCGTGTTGAGGCCTCATGTCCCTCCTGTGGACGCCAGAGCGTGTTGCTGAGGCGCGTGGGCTCGTTGACGCGCACCTTGGCGACCGGAAGAAGGCCGCCGCCGCCATCACCTCCCGCTGGCGCCACATCGTCACCGTCAACGCGCTCAACAAGGCGCTGCGCAACGCGACCGAGCGAGAGACGCTGAGCAACCTTCCGGCGTCTCCGGATAGTTGGCCGGACAACGACCCCCTCGATCGCACGGACGAGATGCTGCCGCTCACCGCGGAGCAGCTTGAAGTAAGCGATCAAAGGGCGCAGCCAAACCCCGCCCTTCGTCCGTTGGAATCGAGAAGTGAAGCCGTAAAAGACCCACCGGAAGAACCGGAGCCGCGCAAAGCCCAGGCATCCAGCGCCGCCCGGGCTCGAGTGATCCACCCGCCCGAGGGTGGCCTTCCGCTGGCAGACCTGATCAGCCACCGCATCGCCCGCTACGACGCGAAGGCGCGACAGGAGCGGGGCCGGCGCCTCATCCCGGTGGTGATGCCCGACGATCAGCCGGTCGGCATCCTCCACCTGGGCGACCCACACCTCGATGACGACGGCTGCGACCTGCGCAAGGTGCAGGCCCACGCCGAGATCGTCCGCTCCACGCCCGGGCTCTACGCCGCGTGCGTTGGCGATTTCTCGAATAATTGGATCGGTCGCCTCCAGGCGCTCTACGGGGCGCAGGCGACCACCGAGGGCGAGAGCTGGCGGCTGGTGGAGTGGTTCGTGCGGGACCTGCTTGGACCGCACTGGCTCTACGCCATCGGCGGCAACCACGACGCGTGGTCCGGCGCAGGCGACCCGCTGCAGTGGATCTGCGGTGCAGCGGGCGTGCTCTACCAAGACTCGGAGGTGCGGCTCGAGCTCCGGCTGCCCGGCGGCCACCGCATCCGCATCCACGGCCGGCACGAGTTCAAGGGCCGCTCGATGTACAACGACACGCACGCGCAGATGCGGGCGCTCATCTTCGGCAACCGCGACCACATGGCCATCAGCGGCCACACGCACAAGAGCGGCTACTCGACGCTCAAGTGCCCCGAGACCGGGATCGCGATGCACGCGCTCCAGGTCGCTGCCTACAAGGACTTCGACCACTACGCGAGGGAGCAGGGCTTCCCCGACAAGGCGCTCGGTCCTTGCGCGGTCACGGTGATCAACCCGCGCCTCGACCCGCTCCACCCCGACCTGGTCAAGGTGTTCTGGGACCCTACCGAGGGCGCCGACTACCTCACCTTCCTGCGAGGCCGCAAGTGAGCGCGCATCCCTGCCAGGGCGGCTCCGAGAATGGGTGCCAGTGGTGCGCGGGCGGATGCATGACCGGGCGAGGCCATGGCTAGCCGCAAGCGCAGGCCAGATCCAGCGGCTCCAGCCTCCCCCGAGGACATCTGGCACCTCGCCAGCGCCTACGGCTACCTCTTCGATGCTGACGCCCCGAGCGGCCTCCTTCTGGCTCTAGAGGCCCTGCTTCGGCGCGCCACCCGCCTCCCCGACGACCCGGACCAGCTGCTCGAGCAAGGCCTCGAGGCCCCGCGCAACGTCCGCCCCCTGCGCCGCAAGCGCACCTAGCCCCTCCCCATCACCCGCAGTCCACCACCACCCCTCCCGCACTGGGAGAGGAAGGCATCGCCGTGGCCAACTTCACGAACGAAGGCTCGAACTACCTCCTCAACGCGATGGCCAAGGGCGCGACCATCGCCGCCGACACGCTCTACATCGCCCTCTGCACCGCCGCTCCGACCGCCACCTCGACGCTCGCGACGATCAGCGAGCACACGACCGTGGGCGGCTACGCCCGCAAGCAGTGGACGAGCGCGAACGCCAACCTGGGTGGCACCGGCAACTCGGTGCTCTCGATGGGCGCGGCGGTCCAGTGGGGCACCGGCATCACGCTGACCGCGGCCACGCACTGGGTGCTCTGCACCACGGCGTCGGGCACGGCGGGCAAGTGCATCGCCTGGGGCGCGCTCTCGGCCACGCGCAGCCTGACGACGGCTGACACGCTCACCGAGAACATCACCTCGATCGCGATCACCTAAGCCGATGGACCCCGCGCTCGCTGCTGTCTTCATCGAGGCCGCTGTCCGATTCGCCTACGACGCGGCGCCGGACGAGGTGTTCGACCTAGCCGTCAGCGGCGACGACGCCAGCGGCTACGTCCTGAGCTACTCGCTCTATCCCCGGATGTCGTCACAGCACGAATCCCCGACGCACCTCGGCGCGTTCGGGGATGCCGTGTCCACGCTGCTCGCTGCCATCGCAGACCACGGCGGCGACAACGCAGCCCTGCTCGCGCAGGGACAGTCGCTCTAGGAGGCTACGATGACCCTCAAGCACGCCTTCGTCAGCGCGAAGTCGGACAGCGCCGATGCCACGATCGTCAACGCCTCCAACTGGAACGCGGAGCACATTCCCGACGCTGACGGCATCGTGTTCACGGCGGGCAGCACCGACCCGGCAACTCCGGCGAGCGGCTTCCTCAACCTCTACGCCAAGCTCATCGCGGGCAGGGCGATGGCAAAGTGGATCGGTCCGGCCGGCGTGGACACCCCGATCCAGCCGTTCCTCGGAATGAACCACATCCGATCGCTGGTCGTGGGCGGCGCTGCGGCAGCCACGACGCTCTACAGCGCCATTGCCAGCGGATACACGCTGACGGCAACGACCTACGCGATGGTCACGCCGACCACCGGGTCCGTGCGGTCCAAGGCGCGCATGGGGACGCAGGCGACGAACGCCACGGCGGGGCAGCTCGCCACGCTGCGATGGAACTACCTCGAGTGCGCGGCAGAGACGGGCTACTTCTTCGTCGCCAGGTTCGGCATCGCGGGCACGATGCAGGCGGGCCAGCGCGGCTTCTTCGGACTCTGGGACGCCGTCTCGACCCCGACCAACATCGTCATCAGCACGGAGACGACGCGCCGCAAGGTGGGTCTGGGGTTCGAGCTGAACACCGGCAACTGGAAGCTCTACAACAGCAATGCGGCGGCGGCGACCGTGCTCGACCTCGGCGGAAGCTTCCCGCTCAACACCACCGATCTAATCGAGTTGATCCTGTACTCGCCGCCCGGCGGAACGACCGTCCAGTATCGGGTCACGAACCTATCGTCTGGGGCGGTTGCCAGCGGAACGCTCTCGTCCAACATCCCCGTCACCTCGACGTACCTTGCCCCGGTGATGTGGATCACCAACAACGCAACTGCGGGCATCAGCACGATGACGGTCAAGAGCATCTACCTAGAGACCGACACCTAGCGAAGGAGGTGGCTAGTGGCGATCACCTTCGTAGCGGTTGGCACTGAGGGCTTTCCGGGGTTTTCGATCAACCCCGGAATCCCTGCGGGCATCGCCAGCGACGACATTCTGATCCTGCAAATCTTCTCGCCAGACAACGTCGCGCACACGGTATCTGACGGGGCGTATACCAAGTTCATTGACGTATCTCCGACCGCAGCCTCACACCTCACGGTTTGGTGGAAGAGGACAAACGGCACCGAGAGCGCGCCGTCGTGCGGCGGTGCGGTAAATCAGGGATCCATCTCCGCAATCACTGCGTGGCGGGGCTGCGCCACGAGCGGATCCCCCATCGGCGTGGTGAGTAGCAGCGCCTCGACTGCTACGCTCACATCAACCCCGACGATCACTGGCGTCACAACGACCGCAGCAAATGACATGGTCGTCGCGGTTGCTTGGGCGAGCAACATACAGAATATAATCACCGGTTTCAGTGGCGGTGTCACGACGCTCGCTACGAACCAGGGCAACGGAAACGGGATCAGCAGCGACACGGGAACCGGCTACGCGACACAGGCGAGCGCAGGGGCGACCGGCACGGTCACGGTCAGCCTCGCTGGCTCCAACTCCGTGGACATCGGAGGGGTGCTGTTTTCGTTGAGTTTGTCGGGGGCCTACACCGAGACGGGCACTGTCGCTGCTGTTGCGACGGTCGTCGGGACCGACATCCTTGTAGCGCCCGGTCCATCGCTCGACGGCGGCGCGTTCGACGTTGGCGCATTCGACGCGACGGGCGGCGGTGGCAGCACCTTCACCGAGACGGGCACGGTCGCGGCCTCGGCCAGCGTCGCTGCCTCGGATGCAGAGCAACTGGTCGAGAGCGGGACCGCCGCGGCCTCGGGCAGCACGGCTGGAACCGATGCGGCCGGCCGGGTCGAGAGCGGGACCGTCGCGGCTGCCGCCGCCGTAGCTGGCTCCGACAGCGAGGCGCTCGGGGAGACCGGCGCCGTCGCCGCGGCTGCATCGGCCACCGGCACCGACGCCGAGCAGCTCTCGGAGAGCGGCACCGCCGCACCTGCTGTCGCTGCTGCGGGCGCAGATGCGGCGCAGATGGTCGAGAGCGGCACGGTCGCTGCCGCCGGATCGACCGCCGGGACGGACACGCTCACCTCCGGCGGCGTGTTCACCGAGACGGGTTCCGTCGCCGCCACGGCGAGCGTCACGGGCGCGGACGCAGAGGCGCTCGCCGAGACCGGCGCCGTCGCTGCATCGGCCGCTGTGGCTGGGTCCGATGCCGGGCAGCTTACCGAGAGCGGGACGGTCGCTGCGTCTGGTGCCACGACCGGCACCGATGCCGAGCAGCTCGCGGAGACCGGCGCGGTTGCCGCTGCCGCCACCTCCGCTGGCTCCGACGCCGGGCAGGGAGTCGAGACCGCCACCGTCGCCGCGACGGCCTCCTCGACGGGCAGCGATGCCGGCGCGGGCGCGGAGACGGGCACCACCGCCGCCGGCGCGAGCATCTCCGGCGCCGATGCAACTGCGCTCACCGAGGCTGGCACAGTGGCGGCCAGCGCCGCCATCGCCGCCACGGATACTCTGTCCGCGGGCGGGGTCATCACCGAGACGGGCTCCGTCGCTGCCACGGCCTCGGCCGCAGGCACCGACGCGCTCACGGCTGCCGACAGCGGCAGCGTTGCGGCCTCTGCCTCGGCCGCCGGTGGCGACGGCCTCGGTCTGGGCGAGAGCGGGACGACCGGCGCCGCTGCGAGCACCTCCGCGGCAGATGCGGTGCAGCGGGGGGAATCAGGAGCAGTTGCAGCTGCAGCGTCCATCTCCGGAACGGACGCAGGGGCGTTCGCGCAGTCCTCCACCGCAGCGCCGACGTGGGGCAGCACCGGCCTCGATGCGGCGCTGTTCAGCGAACTCGGCACCGGCGTTCTTGTCGTCGTCGTCGCCGCGACCGACACGTTCGCCGAGAACATGCTGGCGCCGATCGTGGTCGTGCACCTCGGTGGCCTGCGCGACTCGATCGGCCTGCTGGGGCTGCATGACGCCACTGTGCTTGTGGGGACTCGAGCCACCACCACCGTGGCAGGACTCCACGACCAGACCTCCGCTGCTGGTCTCGCCACCCTCACCGCCCTCACCGGGAGGACCTAGTGCCCGCCTCGACCAAGCTCACGATCCCGCTCGGCCGCACCTGCCCCATCGCCTGGAGCTACACCAGCGACGGCACCACCCCCGTGTCGATCGCCAGCGTCACCGACATCGTCCTGACGATCCGCGCCGGCGCCAGCGTCTCGAGCGCGCTGCTGGTCCAGAAGTCGCTACTCGGCGGCGGGGTGACGATCAGCGACGCGGCCGCAGGGCTGGCGACCATCACCCTGGCCGCTGGCGACACCGCGGGCCTCACGCCCGGCACCTACGCCTACGACGTCAAGGTGCTCTTCGTCGACGGCTCGATCGACTTCCCTTCGATCGGCTCGGTGGTGCTGACGGACCACCCTGGACGGTAGCCGCTCGCCAGACCTGACGCCTGCGCCCCGCTCTGCCCTTCGGGGTTGGGCGGGGCTTTTGGCCGTTCAGCGCCGGGGAGCCCTCCGCTCCCGCCCCGGCCCGGGTGGATCAGCAGCGCTGCCCGGAGAGAGGCCGCGCCACCGTGCGTGTAGCCACTCTACTCCGGCGGGCTCCACTGCCACACGGGGGCCGTCCCGCGCGCTCCGAGCCAGCGGTTGGCTTCCTCGAGCGAGTACGCCTCCTCGCCAGCCCGGCGCAGCTCGCCCTGACGCGCCAGCAGCCGCACGTGCTCCGGTGAGCAGGACCCCAGCGCGGCTAGCTCGCGCGAGGTGAGCGCGTCGAGCTCCGCGTTGCTCGCGCGGGTCCGCGCCCACGCGGCGACGAGCACCACATCGAGGTCGGTGTCGAGAGGCCGATCGAGTTGGTAGACGGGGTTCGGCGCCCAGTCGTCGCCCCCGAGGGTGCTGTAGAGCGTGGTGCAGATCGAGAGCATCCGGTCGCGGGCGTAGGAGCCGGCCACCGCGGGATCGTCCGTCTCGCCATCGCGGCCGGTCTGCGCGTAGAGGCAGAGGGCCTGCAACGAGTAGGTCAGGTCGCTCGGCCCCATCTCTGCCGCCGTGCGCCCGAGAGGGAAGAGAAGCGAGGCGAGGCGCTGCAGCACGCGCTCCTCGGTCTCGCGGGCAAGGGCGGCGGGGTCGATCTTGTCGAGTCGGGGCTTGTCGGTGGGGGGTGACATTGTGTTAGATGCAGGCGGCGCAGACGTGCGTCGAGCTCGGGGCGCGCACGCGGTTCTGCCCGGTGAAACTGGCGCCGCTCCATTTCTCGACCGGCATCCCCGAGGTGGCGGGTGAGCCGCAGACCCAGCAGAGACAGGCGCAGGGCTCGCAGTCCTCAACGGCTGGACTGCCAACATGGCGATGAATCAGTTGAGACGCGCTCATTCGTACGGTGTGCGCGTTGAAAGTCGGGGAGGGAAGAGGGGGCTGCTTCCGTCACTTCACCGGGCAGGTCCCGCCCCCGGCGTGCACGTACTCCCACTCCTCGGGGCTGCTCGAGCGGATGCCGGGTTTGGCGAGCCGCTTCCCGCAGGCGGGGCACGAGGTGAGCACCGCAGACGCGGGCGCCGAGACCACGGGTGCTGCCGGGTGTCGCAGGCACTTCGGAGGCACTCCATGCGCCGGGCGGTTGCACCGTGAGCAGCGGAAGGGCACCTCCTTGAGCGGGCGCCCTCCCAGCAGCGCGTTCGCGCGCACGGCCTTCGTCTTTGCGGGGCTCTTCACCTTGCCTCCGCGACGGCCGAGGGCTGCAGCTGCCTCGCTGATCTCCTTCTTGGTGGCCATGGCTGAACTCTACCCCGCGACCCGGGCGATGAGATCGAGCCAGTGGGCGGTCGTGAAGACCTCGCACCCGCAGTCCTTCGCGAAGGGGCCGGTCGCGGTGGTCACGCGGCCTCCGCGAGTCGAGCCTTCGCCTTGATGCGCTCGACGGTGCGGGAGGTGATCCCGAACTCCTCCGCGATCTGCGCTGCGCTGCGCTCGCCAGCGCGCACGGCAGCGAGCACGTCGTCGCTGCGGTGGTCATGCGTGTCGCTAGGCAGGGCCTCGCCCTCGGCGGTGATCTCCTCGTACCAGGAGGCGACGGCATTCTCCGTTGAGAGGCGCACGAACCGGGCGCGCATCATCTTGACGTCCACCGTGACGCCCAGGCGAGCCGTCATCGCCTTCTTGGTGAAGCCCTCGGCGACCATCTCGCGGAGCTTCCGCTGCGTCGGGCCGGCTGGGACGAGCCCCTTGAACGGCGGCGGGACGATCTTCTCCTCTTCGACCCGGCGCACGAGGCGGGCGATCTTGGCGGCGCTTGCGGCGGTGACACGTGCGGGCTTCACCGTGAACCACGAGGCACTGTCCTTGTAGCCGAGGGAGGTGGCGATCCATGTCTGGGAGAAGCCGCGCTCCTTCAGGCTCGCGAGCAGCGCGTACGTCGGCGCGCCGTCCACCAGCCCGTGGTCCGCGCGAGCACCCTCATCGACCGCGAGGATGCGCCGGGAGGTGTTGCCGCGGATGCGCGGGGTCCGTCCGCTGATGATCCCGCAGAGGGTCGTCGCGCTGATGTCGCACGCCGCAGCGACGGCCTTGTACCCAACGCCCGCGGCCGAGAGCTTGGCGAGGTGCTCGCGCGCGGGGCTGGCGTCCACCAGCCCGTTCCACACGGCCGCCCGGTCCACGCAAGCGAGGCAGACCGGCTGACCACGGAGCCACGCCCCGCCCTTCACGCAGGGCTTCCCGTTGCAGCCCAGGCAGAGCCTCACCCTGTGAGCCTTGCCCGCCCGCATGAGCACGCCGAACGACTCGCCAGGGTTGGGCACCACCTCGGATACCGCCGCCCGGATGCGCCGCACCCGCTCGCGCTCGTAGGCGCTGCGAGCGTCCCGGCAGGGCTGGCAGTGGCACCCGCAGGTGTAGCGCCCGCGTGTCCCGTGGGGGAAGTGCTCGGCCGGCGGCAGGTCGATGGGGCGGCCCATGGCTCAGGCCGCCTTCAGCGCCCGGCGCGCGGCGTTGCGGTGCTTGCGGCAGAGCAGCTGCTCCTCGTCGCCCGTCTCGCTCTCGCAGGCCGCGATCACGCACACGAGCGGCAGCCGGGGCGTGTCGTAGACCGGGCGGTAGGCCCGCTGCGGCATACCCAGCGCGGCCGCCTCGGCGTCGAAGAGGTCGGCGATCTGGGTATACCGCTCGTCGAGGTCGACCCGGCAGGTCGGGCGGTAGCTCGGGTGCTGGACGATGTTCTGGCGCATCGCCTCGACGTTGAGCCACCCGGTGAGCAGGCGGACCAGAGCGTCCATCGGGTGAGGCTTGGTCATGGTCATGGTCATGGTCATGGTGGTCTCCAGGGAACGGATTGGAAGTCGGGGAGGGAAGGGGCCTAGAAGCTGCCGAGGCGCTCGAGCTGCCCGCTCGGGAGGTGCACCACGGCCGCGGGCTGGCCCGGGTCCGGGTAGAGCAGCCACCCACGGGCGACCTCGCGCGAGGCGGTGACGGCGACGAAGTGCGCCTCCGTCCGGTTGCCCACCGGGAAGGCCCGCAGGCCCCAGCAGGCGGGGCCCTGCTCGCGCCCTTGGTGCGGAGCCACCCGGAGGGACTCGGCGAGGGCGGCGGCCTTCGCCCGGGCGTCTGCGGCCCAGCCTGCGCGAACTTCGTTGCGGAGGCGGATGGTGGAGGCGCTGTCCATGGCTAGAACGCCACCGCGCCGGCCTTGACGGCCTCGTCGTAGGCCCAGAGGTAGTCCTTGCGGGCCTGCGCCACCTCGGCCTCGGGGCAGGTCTCCAGGAACCGCTGCGCCTTGTTCAGCGTGCGCAGCGCGGAGGCCTTGGCCGAGAGATTCAGAACCGAGGGCTGCTGGGTAGCGGCGGTGGTGGTCACTTGCGCTCCGTGTGCTGCGAGGGTGAGAAGACAATACCTAGACGCTTTGGTTTTGTCAACACAGGAACGAGCACGACCTGTCGATTCCTGGCCCGTGTGCGAACTGTGTGCGCCGCCCGGTTCGGCTCCCTCTGGAGACTGCCGCGCGTTACCGAGCTGTCGGCCACCCCGAAAACAGACCTAACCAGTTGTCTGCGCTCACGAATCTAGGAATAGAACAGGCCGATTCGTAATCAGCAGGTCATCGGTTCAAATCCGATTGTCGGCTCCACTTTTTCCCGGCCCACCGCAGCACTGTGCGAACCGTGTGCGGATTTTCAGCCCCGGCCACGCAACCCGATGTAGCCCTCGGTGGTCTTCAGGTCGGCGTGCCCAAGCCACGCCTGGATCTGGCGCAGAGGGATGCCCTGCTCGTGCCAGCGCGTCGCGGCTCCATGCCGCAGGTCGTAGCTGGTGAAGCGTCGAACACCGGCTTTGCGGCAGGCCCTGGTGAGCGCCCGGCCGAGCTGCTGCGCCTCATCGTCCGGGTAGCGCCGGCCGCAGCACCGGATCGCCGCGTCGATCGCCTCCTTCGGAACGTGCGTCACCTCGATCGCTCGCAGCGTCTTGCCGTCTGGGTCGCGCAGGATGCCGCGGGCCTTGTCGATGCTGGCGAGGTTGAGCCGCGCGAACGAGCCCCACCGGAAGCCAGAGCCGCGCAGGACGATCGCGGCGTCCGCCCACTTCGCCGAGAGGAACGGAAGCACGGCGTCGAGCTCCTCGTCCGTCGCCGGACGGTGCGGGCGGATGTCCCGGTGCTCCTTGAGCAGATGGACCTTGCGCATCGGGTTCGCGTCCTCAGCGATCTTCTCCAGCCGCACCGCCCACGACATGAGCGACATCATCGCGGCCAGGTCGCGGTTGACGGCTGCCTCGCCCACCGGGCGCAGCGCATTCGGCAGGGGCAGTCCGTCGGGTCCGCGCTTGGGGCGCTTGCGCGGGGCCTCGTGCAAGGCGGCGTTGCCTGCCCGGCGCCACGCAATGAACCCGTCGGCGATCGCGACCGTGAACGCCTCCACGGTGGCCACGCCGAGCGGCGAGAGGTACGCGCCCCAACGCAGGTAGGCCGCCCGCTGCTGGTCGACGTGCTTCTCGCCGTTGGTCGCCTCGCTGTGGACCAGGTAGTCCTTGATCAGCCCTGCGATGCCGGTGGCGGCTTTTTCGTCGCTTCCCGGAACGTATCCATCAGGGTCTCGCTCGAACCGGGCGAGCTGCTCAAGCGCGCCGGGGAGCGTGTGGCAGCGCGTCGTCTCGCGATACTCGCGGCCGCTGATCGAGAGGCTGATGTGGTAGACGCGGCCCCGGATGATGCCCCCGACCCACTTCTTGCTTTGCACAGGTACGCCTCCACATCTTCGCGCTGGTAGCGGATCTGAGCGCCAACCTTCATCCCGGTCAACTGCCCGTGCCTGCGCAGCGAGCGCACGGTGTCTACGCTCACCGAGAGCCACTCGGCGACATCGGCGCTGGTGAGAAGCGCGTGCAGGGGTCTGGCTGCGCTCACGGACTGCTCCTCTTGGCACGGATAGCTCGCAGGACCCCGGTCTTGACCGGCAGATCGTGCTTGCCCATCCGGAAGCCCATCCCGTCGAGCACGCGGGCAACGGCAGCGCGGACGCGCCTTCGCTCGGCGGCTCGAGCCCGCTGGGCAACGGTGGCGATGATGGTCGGGCGCACCTCGGCAACGAGTGCCCGGTTGCAGGCAGCGCAGCAGTCGACGTACGTCGCGTCCTTGCTGCGGGGGCGGGACTGGCAGACCTCGCAGGGCCGCTTCACGGGATGCTCCAGATCGTCTCGCCCGTCGACAGCGTGCGCCGGCAGACGCAGATGCGGTCCCGATGCCCGACGAACTTGTAGTCACCGGGGGCGCAGGCGCGGGCGCACTCCTGCTCGATCCTGTGCCCGCTTCGGATGGTCGCCGCAATGAGCAGGGCCCCGAACGCCACGATGATGCAGACGATCGTCTTCATGGCCGCCCCGCCCCCAGCCGCACCAGCAGCGGAGCCAGCCGAAGGGGGCAGTCTGGCGGCGCGGAGCCGTCAGAGTGCACCTGCTCGGCTTGAGCCCCAGGCGCGGCGCAGGCGTAGGTGTCGTAGAGGAACGGGCAGTCCCGGCACCCCGCCACCTCCACGACCCGCTCCGGCGCAGCGAGCGCAGCGCGGGCGGCGTCTAGCGCGGCCTCGATGGCGTCGATCATCTTCGCCTTGTCGGTGAACGCGGGGTAGTCGTCGCGCAGCGCCAGCAGCGCCCGCAGCGCCTCGGTGGGGGTCTGGCTCATGGGTACTCCCTCCTTGCGTGGGCGCGCACCATCGCGCGCGAGATCGCCCCCCAGCGCCTCGCCCTCGGCAGCGATGGGCGCGGCCATCCACCGCTTCGCCTGCGCGCACTTGTGCTTGGCGTGGTGCGTGCCGCTGCGGGCGCATCCCTCGGTCACGCTGCCGGTCGGGGTGCAGTCACCGAGCGGGATCGCAGCGACGGGCGCGGCAGCGGCCTCCTCCAGAGCGCATTCGAGCCGCTTGCCGCCGCGCCTGCGCAGGAACTCCGTCGCGGCAGCAGGCGCGGGGAGCGGGGCGGCGAGGCGAGCGCGGATCTCGTCCACGAGCGCCACGGTCGCGTCGTTGTGCGCAGCCGCGCGCACGCTCCACTCCGCGTGCAGGACCGCCGCCGCCTCCTGCGCAGCAACCACCCTCCGGAGCAGCGTCGTCGCCTCGTCCAACTTGGTCTGCAACGTCGCCACCACGTAGTCGTCGGTGCTCACTTCCCACCTCCTGCGCCGGGGGCGCTCGCGCGGCGTCCGTAAATGATGCCGTACCAATCTCCGGTGCGGCGGCAGAGGCGAGCCATTGCGCGCTGCCCGCGATTCCAGCGCCGCCCAACCAACACCGACCGTCGCGCCCACTTCACGAACCGACGCCGAACCCATGCGCGGGCGCTCACTTGCCGACCTCCCCGCTGCCTGCGCCCTGGTGCGCGGGGCCGGTGCCGTCGCAGATGAACGACAGGCGCGGGTTGCCGCACAGGTCGCGCTCGTGAACGGCCTCGACGTTGTCGCACTGGCCCGGCGCAGAGCAGGTGCCGGTGCAGTCGCCGTCGCACGCGCCCTGCGGCGGGGCCTCGGGGACATGAGCGGTGCAGTGCGGGCACGCCGTCCACCGCTGGCGACCGTGCGGGCAGGACATGGCATCCGGTGCCTGCTCCGTCCGCGCCGCTGCCTCGGGCATCCCTGCCGCCTCCAACTCCACCGCGATCAGCGACTCGCGGGCGACCGTCCGCGCCGCTGCCTGCTGCGCCTTCACTTCGGCGCACGCCTCGTCGTACCAATCCGCTGCCTGCGCCGTCGCGGACGCTGCCTCGACCAGCCCCGTGCCGTTGCAGTCGGGGCACGGTCCCTGCTCCACATCGGAGCCGTTCATGTACTCGGGGCCGTAGCCGCTGCCGCCACAGTCGGGGCACTCCTTCTTGCCCGCCGGGATGCCCGTCGCGGGCGCTGCCGTGGGGGCGGGGCCGAGCGCGTGCGCGGTAACGTGGTACTCGCACATGGAACACTCGCAGCGGTTGCCCTGAGGCGCTGCCGTGGGGGCGGGCTGGGCCGTCGGCGCACCACAGGACGAGCACGGGCCGATGCGACGGCAAGACGGCAGGTGCCAAGTCACGCCCGCAATCTGGTCCTCCGGCTCCTTCAGCGCCGCGTCGGCGGCGTCGAGGGCGGTGCGGAGGTCCTGCTGCATGACCCGCGCGTGCGCCTGGATCGTCGGTGCCCAAAGATCCAGCGGCGCGCCCTGAAGCAGCGCCGTCGCGTTGGCGTCAACGCGGGCGAGCAGTTCCAGGGACTGGACAGCCGCGTCCCGCATCAGGCGCAGGGCTTCCAGGGCGCTAGCCACGGGGCACCCGTCCGCCGGAGCCGTCGCCGTAGCCGTCGCCGGAGCCGTCGCCGTAGCCGTAGCCGTAGCCGTAGCCGTAGCCGTCGCCGTAGCCGTCGCCGGAGCCGTAGCCGGAGCCGTCGCCGTAGCCGTAGCCGTAGCCGTAGCCGTAGCCGTAGCCGGAGCCGTCGCCGTAGCCGTAGCCGTAGCCGGAGCCGTAGCCGTAGCCGTAGCCGGAGCCGTCGCCGTAGCCGTAGCCGTAGCCGGAGCCGTCGCCGTCGCCGTAGCCGTAGCCGTAGCCGTAGCCGGAGCCGTCGCCGTAGCCAAATGCGGGCACGGCTCCGCGCAGCACCACTACTTGGCCCACGGGCTTGACTCCCACGCCGCCACGGCCTCCGGCGAGCACTCAGCCACGCAGGTGATCCCGCGCAACTCGATCCCCGGCGCAGCCGGGCCGATCTTCGCGCCCGCCTTCGGGCCGTCGCTCGCCAGGCCGAGGAAGCCGCGGTTCTCGATGGGCCAGTAGAGGCAGTTGCGCGCCCGCCTCAGCCGGATCGTCGGGCCGTCCGTCTCCGTCGCGTAGCCGAAAAACACGCCCCGGTCCGTCGTCACCAGCACCGCCCGCTCCTTGACCGCTGCCATCTTCTTGCTTGCCATGTGTTACTCCTTGTTGGGTGCTGCGTTGGGATCCTGCGCCGCGCTCGCGGCGTCCTTTGCGGCCCCGGCGAGTTGCCAGGACCGGACCTTGTTGGTGCTCCTCACTCCCTCGGCGGCGTTGCGCATCTCGCGCGCGGCGGCACGCAGCGCCTCCCGCAGCCTCCCCGCCTCCGCGCGCGCGGCCTCTAGATCCCGCCGCTGGCGCTCTGCCGCGGTCGCGATGCTGCGCAGGCTGCCCGCCTCCTCCCGCAGCGCCGCCACCTCCCGCGCGTGCGCGGCGTCCTGCCCCGCTGCGCGCGTCTCCGCGGCGGCGGCGCGGGCGTGGGCGGCGTCACGCTCGGCCACCAGCGCGGCCAGGGCGTCTAGGTCGAGCGGGGTTTGCGTCGTCGTCATCGCCTCTCCTCGAAGTCGAACCGCTCCCCTGCCTGCTCCATCACCGCTCGGTAGATCTCCTGCTGCACCAGCTGTGGGCTCGGGCGGGAGGTGTGCTTGCGCGCCCGGCGCCACCCTTGAGCGATCCCGATCTCCACCGCCTCGCTGAGCAGCTCGTAGACGCGAGGGCGCAGGCGGGCCTTAGCCACGGGGCACCGCCTTGAACGACACCGCCCAGCACCAAGGGTTCGCGACCCAGCTGTCGGCGCCGTTGATGGCGCCCCAGACGAGCCGGAAGCAGTCGCGCGCCGCCCAGTCGCCGGAGTTGCGGGGCGCATCAGGGAAGCCCACTCGCGCGCAACCCTCCATGGACGCCGAGCCCCCGTGGAGCATCCCGGCCGCCAGCGCTGACGTCACTCCCTCGGCAGCTGCCTCCTCCTCGGTGATCGCCTGCAGCCGCTCGGCGCGCACGGCCGTCACTTCCAGCGTGAGGCGCGAGGCCCATCGGGGCATATGAATCGAGGGGGACTGCCTCACCCCGTAGCCCTTTGCTGCCCGCACGGAATCGCCGTCCATCGTCGCCGAGTAGCCAACGATCCTCGGGCGGCCTTCGTAGTCGCGGGGCGAGTCGGCCGGTTCGTCGCCAAAGTCGGGCGGCGCGATCCAGCAGTTCTCCTTCACCCAGAGGCGATCGCCGGGCGCGCCGTAGGGGCACGCGATCTGGTACTCGCCCTGCTCCGGCTTCAGCTTCATCCACTCCGCGTCGGGCGTCTCCCAGCCCCAGCAGGACGGGTCGTTCCAGCTTGGGCTCTTGTCGCCGCCCGGCCCGACGTAGTCGATCGGCGCCTTCACCACCCGGCGGGTCTGCGTCTTCTGGCCAGCCAGGAGCGCGCGTACCATCGGCGCGCTGAAGAGGATCGGGCGCTCAGCCACGGCTCACCTCGGGGAACTCGCGGATATGGAGGTCCGGTGCAAGCTCGTCGAGGATGCCGCCCTTCGTGTCGACAAGGTTGTTGGCCTTGGCGAATGCCGAGCCCGTCTGCTTGAAGAACGCGGGGACGCCGGCCGCCTTGCACTGAGCGAGGATCGAGCGCGCCCGTTCGATCTCCATCGGTCGCGCGCCTGGGCCGGACTCGCCACCCACGATCACCCAGCCGATGTGCGGGCACCCCTTGGGGTGGCGGTCGCAGTCGCCGTCGCGGTTGTAGTCGCGGGGGCAGCGGAGGTGCTCGGCGAGGTCCACCGGCCCGAGGAGCGGCTCCACAGAGAGGAAGCGCACGGCCGCAGGCGTGCGCTTCAGGTGTTCGATGCGCTCGGTGCGCTGCTGGTCCTCGACGGTGGTTCCCGCCCAGACGTTGCTCGGCCAACCCGATGCCCAGATCGGTGGCGCCAGGCGCACCATGTTCTCGGGCCGCTTGGTGAGGATCTGCCAGTCGAGGTTCGGCGTCTTGGCGATGAGGTCCCAGAGCCGCTCGCGCTGCTCGTCCAGGTCGCGACGGTCCTCGAAGACGTCAGCCATCGACGAGCAGAAGACGCGGGCCCGCACGCCGGCGGCGGCCGCCGCGCGCTCCCACTTCAGGGGCTCGTTCCAGTGGGCGTCTCCGAAGAAGCGGCGCGGAGCGACCGGCCCCCAGTGCTTCTCGGGGCCGCCGCGGAACTTGTCCCAGGCCTCGGCGTAGCAGTTCGTGCAGCCCGGTGAGACGCGCTGGCACCCCCACCACGGATTGAACGTGTGGTCCGTCCAGGCGATCGCGGTCTCAGTGCCCACGGCTGAACTCCTTGGCGGTAGCGTTGTGGTGAGCGAGCCGGACGGCCCGGCGGAGCGCCGGCGGGAGCGCGTTGATCTCGGGCTCGTGCTTGGCGAGCCAGTTGGCCCATTCGAACTCGTTGGCGAACCCGCCCTCGCAGCGGCGCAGCAGCTCGTCTGCCTTCTCTTGGACGGTCACGGCTCGACCGCCTTGCCGGGCCGGAGGAGAGAGCGCGCGCGATCGAGTCGGGCCTTCTCTTCTTCCTCGGTCTCGAGCTTCTCGATAACCACCGACACCGCCAGCTCCGGCACGAGGAACCACTCGGCGCCGTGCACCAACCACGGCCGCCCGTCGATGTGCACGATGTCGCCGCGGGGCGGAACGCTCGGGAGCATCCGCTCGAGCAACCGCTTTCGCTCCATGCCGTAGAACCGCACCAGCACCTCACCGGGCATCGGAGGCCCCCGCGCCCAGCGCCAGCTTGTTGCGGCGCGCCTCGGCCTTCGAGGCCTTCTCCGCCGCCTTCGTTCGCAGGTTCGTCGCCCGACGCTCGTCGTAGGAGATGGCCGCGTTGTGCTCTTCGCACCACAGGCCCGTGCCGTCCTTCACTCCGAGCTGGTTCTTGCCGGGCGAGCCCTTCTCTCCACAGCCAACCACCTGGCAAAGCCGGGGGCGCCGGGCGTAGGTCCGCGGGGCCTTGATGCTCCCCGAGGTGGGCAAGGGCTCCTGGGTCGCTGCCGCGGGCTCGTCCTCCTCGCCTTCGATCTCTGGGGCTGCGTCGTTCGCCAGCCCGAGCCGCTGCGCGATCGCCTCGCAGTCCCCGCCTGCAGGGGGCTCAGCCGGTGCGGCGGCGGGCACCGGAGCGTGCTTGGCGCACCACCTTCCCGCGTCGGGGTCGCAGTCGTAGCAGGCGAACGCCCCAAGCGACGGCAGCGGCTCCCCCTCCTTGAACGCTCCGGCCGGCGTCCCCTGCGCTTTCGACAGCTGCTCGCACTCGAAGCAGCACGGCTTGCCGTCCACCTTCCGTTTGGTCGGCTTCTCCCCGCAGGCCGTGCAGAGCTCGAGCCCGAGCGCCAGAGCCCGAGTGCACTTCTCGCAGCGCGCCACCGGCGAAGTCTCGGGCGCCTTCCACACCTGCCCGCCCACCGAGAAGCCGAACCCGCAGAGCGACGACCCGATGACGCCGTCGGGGAAGCAGTGCGCCTCCGGGTTCGCCATCGGGTTGTAGAGCCAGTCCGGCGAGTGAACGACAGGCGCTGACTGCGGCTCCAGCGCGCCCACCTGGTCCACGGCATCGGGCCTCAGCTGCTCCTGCGTGGGCAGGCCCTCTCCGTGGTCGACCGGCGACGATCCGAGGTCTCCACTGCTCGCCTCGCCCGGCCGGGTGTCGCCTTCGGCCGCACTTCCGCCCTTGGGGGCAACGTCGAAGAACTCGGACAGCTCCTTGACCAGCACGTCCGCGAACGCGGCCTGCGCGTTGCCGACTGCTCCGACCTCCGCCGCCAGGGTCTCGGGAACTCCGGTCGGCGGGGTCGGCTCACCAGTCCCCGGGGCAGCATCGCCGGGGCCGTCCAAGGATTGCACCGCGCTGGTGTCCGCGGGCTTCTCCTGCTTCACGGCGAGGCTCGCCTTGAGCGCCGCCATCAGGTCGGTCACGGGCTCCGCGGGCTTCTCCTCCGCGGGCCAGTCCTCGCTCGAGCCCGGCGCAGGTACCTCCCCGGGCGGCTTGAGGCGGTCGAGCGCTGCGGCCTTCACCACCGGCCGCCCGTACTCCGCCTCCATCTCCACCAGCTTCACGCACGAGGTGCCGCCCACCATGAACGGCGCGCCTTCGATCTTGCCCGTGAAGCCGCGCGGTCCCTTGTGCGGTTGGTAGATGGCCAGCGCGCCCGGTTGGGGCCACGCCGTCGTATTGGAGACAAGCCCCACCACCGCCACCGAGGAGGGAGTGGCCTCGATGTGCGGGGTGGGCTCAACCACGGCGGGTGTCGGGGCCGCCGCGGTCGTTTCGGTGGAAGGCCCGATGGGGACAGCCTTGACCTCGGCCTCCCGCGTCGGCTCGGCCGGTGCACCAGCCTCCTCGACGTGCCCGGGTTCAGTCCCGGCGCCCACGGATGAAGTCTCGGAGTGGTGCGCGTTCGCCCCGATGTCCGTCATCGTCGTGTTCACGATCTCGCGCATCAGCGGGAGCAGGGCCCGCGCCAGGCGCTCCTCGTCGAAGCCGGGTGCGGTGACGCACATCCCCCAGCGGATCGCGCCGGGCTCCTGCTCGCACCGAACCTCGAGCCGCAGCGCCGTCACATTGTCATCGGCGGCGAGGTAGCGAACCAGCTCGCGCAGGCGGTCCACCTCGGCGGCGCTGTCGTGGTCCATCGGGGTCGCCTCGGCTGCGGGGTTCATGCTTCCTCCGGCCAGAGCGTCTTGAACTCGGTCTTGAAGAGCAGCTCCGCATCCACCCAGAACAGCGGCGCGACGTTGATGTGCCCGCAGCGGGCGCCGGTGAGGTTCCACGCCATCGGCCGCTCGCGAGGCGGGAAGAAGAAGCCCGCCTCCGTCGCCAGCAGGTCGTTGTCGGCGCGCTTCACCACCGCGGGCTCGAATCCCTTGAGCTGGAACCGGGTGGCGATCACCTCCATCACCAGCTTCTCAGCGTCGCGGTAGGCGGCCATCTGCGGCGCGATCTTCAGCGGCCGCACCATGTCGCCCACGTAGGCTTCAGCGGCGTCGTGCAGGAGCGCCCATCGCTCGATGTTCAGCCGCTCGTCGGGAGGCAGCGGCAGGTCTTCCGCCAGGATCTCGCGGACCCGCTTCAGCACCAGCGCCGAGTGCTGCGCCACCGAGTACGGCGCCGGCGTGTGGCCCCCGTAGCGGTTCACCAGCGCGAGCGAGTGCGCGATGTCGTGGAGCCGCACCTCCTCCACGCGGGGCTTGAGCGGAAAGAAGGCCACGCCGCTCGCCGTCTGCTGCCAGTCTGCGCGGCCGTTGTTCGCTGCTTCCGCCATGGTGCTGCTCCTCTCAGGTGTTCAGGCGGGGCCGGGCGTGATGCCCAGCCCTCCGGGTGCTGCGGAACTGCGGGGCTGGGCTACGCGGGCTCGAGGGCGGCCACGCCGATGACGGCGCCGGACAGCGAGGCGGTGCCGTTCTCGCTGTGCTCGTTGAACCACGCGATCTCGACGTTGCCGTCCGCCAGCTCGCGCACGACCGTGACGTCCGGCCCGCCGCTCTTCAGCTTCACGACGTCGCCGGCCTTGATCTTCTCTTCGTCCATTGCTTGCTCCTGGTGCTGCGGGTTATCGAATCGGTAATGGGTATGAAGCGGGGAGGAAAGGGTCGCCGGGGTTCGACGCTGGGGAAGTGGCAGCGCCTAGAAGTGGATTTCCGCGTCCTTCACCGCGATGGCGATCGCCTGTTCCATCTGCTTGAGGTCGGCCTCGGTCAGGTCGCTGCTCTTCGCCTTGCCGGTGGTGGCCTTGACCAGCGCCACGAGGTGCTCGTCCTTCTCGCCGCGCTCGTACTCGTAGTCCGCGGCGATCGCCTGGATGCGCGCCCAGATCGACGGGCCACCCGCGGCCGGCGCCGAGACGCCTGCGCCCTTGTTCGCCCGGCGCGCCAACTCCGCGTCGATGGCCGCCACGCCCTTCTCGTTGCTCGCCTTGAACTTCGCCTTCGCCGGGTCCGCGAGGCTCTCGGTGAAGCACTTGCGGTACCAAGCCAGGTCGCTCTCGCCGACCGTCTCGGGAGACGCGCCCTTGTTCTTCCCGAAGGCGAAGGTGAAGCCGCTGGACGCCGACCCGCCGCCCTTCGCCCCGGCCTTGTATTCGACCTTCGTGGCGCCGTCGGGCGTGATGTTGAACTGCGAGAGGAACGCCCACGAGAGCCCGCGCAGACCCAGCAGTGAGGTGACGCCGTTCACCTTGCAGTTGGAGTAGGCGGCCTTGAGGATGTTGCCCGAGTCGATCTCGTAGAGCTCCCGGCCCGCGTTCGTCTCGGTCCCGAGGAACACATCGCGCGAGCTGCAGGTGCCCATTCCCTCCACCGAGTCGAGCCCACCCGGCAGCGAGAACGTCGCCTCCACGATCCAGTCGTAGAAGCTCCCCTTCTCGTCGTGCCCCTCGATGCGCTGGCGCCGCGTGTTCGTGATCGAGACCCCGCAGCGCCGGGCCACGCTCTCCGACCCAGCCGCGCCCAGGTAGGGCTTGCCGTTCTGGTCGAACCAGTGCTCCGGCCGCGTGGCCGAGATCGCGTAGCGAATGACGTTCTCGAACGCCTTGTTCCGCTGCTCGATGATGACCAGCGGGTCGACGCCGCGCACCCGAGGCGTGTCGTTCGGCGCCACCAGCGGCGCAGAGCCCACCACCTCGCCCTCGATGATCACACCGCTCGTCTGCTTTGCCGTGCTCATTGTCTCTCTCCCTCTGTGTTTGGCTATTGCCCGATACGGCGGATAGACCGCCGCCAATAGCTGCCCGGCTTCACTTCGTAGCCGCGCCGTTGAACTTCCTTGCTCGTGATCACGTAGTCGCCCAGCAGCACTTCCTCGGCCCGCGGAAGCGCGTCCTTCAGCTCCTCGTCGAGCGCCTTGAACTCCTTCGCGGCCTCGGCCAACTCCTCGCGGCGCTCGAGCATCACCAGCAGCTCAGCGTCATCGACCACCTGCACGCCAGGCCCGAACGAGACGTCCGGCAGGCAGACGGTCGCGAACTGGCACCGGCCGCAGTCCTTGCTCTGCGTCCGCGAGGGCGGCTCGTCGTTCAGCACCGCGAGTTGCACGCGGTCCGCCTTGGCGAGCAGCTCCGCGATCCGCGCGTCGTCGCGGGGCACCGCGATGATCGTGGGCCACCCGCTCGCCTTGCTGAAGAGCACGAAGAGGTGGATCTCTTCGTCCGCCAGGAAGAGGTACGTGAGCGCCTGATCGACGTAGCGGCGGATGTGAGCGGCCTGATGGTGCCGCATATCGTCCAGCGTCTTGATCCGCTCGCCAACCAAACCAAGACCTTTCACCTCACAAGAGACCGCCCGCGGCCATCCCGGCATCCGCACGCGCACGTCGGTGTGCCCACTGATCTGGTGCGCGCGATCCACGTAGTCGCGGCCGCGCTGCACGATCTCGCAGCCCATGTCCTCGAGCCGGCGGACGACGATCCGCTCCATGTCCTTGCCCAACTCGAAGATCGCCTGAAGCTCCGGCTGGTGCGCCACACGCTCCTCGGCCGGCACCGTCCGCTCGTAGAAGAGAGCGCGCTCGCAGTCGTTGCCGATCGAGCTGGCGCGCGTGTTCGCGCTCGGGCCGTTCTTCTTCACCAGCGACTGCATGTAGCGCTGGTACGCGCGCGCCAGGTCGCTCGCGGGGTCGAACGCGGGAGCCTCCATCACGCTGGCCTCGCTCATAGCGAGATCCCGGTGAGGCGAGTGCGCGCGTACTCGCGGTCGCGGTTGCAGGTAGAGCAATAGCGGCCGCGTGCCTTGCCGTACACGAAGTGACGACTGTCGAGGAGGTGTCCGCGCCGACAGTGGGTCTTTTTGGCGTTCAGCGCAGGGGGCGAGAATCCACGGAACCAATTCACTTTCTGCGTCACCGCCTCGAGGTGCTGCGGGTTGATGCAGGAGCGAACCCTGCACAAATGGTCGATCTGGAGACCGCTCGGGATTGGCCCTTTCGCCAATTCAAAGGCGACCCGGTGCGCGTACCGAACACGCCCGCCGACAGCGACCGTCCCGTATCCGTTGGGGGCGAGGTGCTTCAACCAGAGCGTGCAGCCCGTGTTGGGCTCCGGGATCGAGAAGAGTTCCATCTTGGCGGCCAACTTCGCCGTGTCGATGACCCCCTTGGGGTGGGCGCTGCATCCGCAGGACAACACGCTGTTCGGCTTGAACTTGGAGGCGTAGAGGTCCCGCTCGGTCCCGCACGCGCAGCGGCAGCGCAGCAGGCGGCCCTTCATGCCGATGACGGTGAGCTGCCCGTTGACCGCCCCGATCGCGATGGTGCTCTTCACGGCCGCACCCATGCGCCGATCTTGCCGCCTGCGAGCACCCGGAACCCATGGCGCAGCACCACCGCCAGCGAGCACCATCGGCAGGTGTAGCGAGTACCCTGCGCGACCGGGGCCGCGACCATCTCGTGCGCGTGGGCGGGGCTCAAAACAGCACCTCGCCTTCGGTCGCGACCGGCGTGAAGTTGCACGGGTAGGCGGGCTCGCTCTCGGTCCCGAGGCAGTGCGGGCAGAGGCCCTCCACCACCGCGAGCACGCTCTTCGCCAACCGGGCCAGGGCGACGTCCGCCTCGTTGAGCCGCGTGCACGCCTCGGCGGCGTTGCCGGTGAGGTGGCCCTCGGCATCGTGAAGCGAGCGGGTCGCGTCCTGCTCGTAGTAGGCGGCGTCAAAGTCTCGGCTCGCCCGCGCTCGCACCAGCAGCGCCTCGCGGATCGTCTCTGCAGTGAGCGGAGCGCCGCTCTCCATGTGCGTGGCCATTAGCCTTCCCCCTTCGTGGTCTGGAACTCGCTGCGCAGCTCGGCGATCCGAGCGCGCCACGCCACGCCGTCCTTGGCCGCGGCGAGGTAGTCCTTCTGCGCCTGCGTGAGGTGGATGCCCTCGATCACCGCGACGTACTGCGGCTGGGGCAGGGCGCAGTCGGCGCTGAACCCGCCGAGGCTGCGCTTGTAGTTGCCGGCAGCGCTGCTCTTCACGACCCGGCTGGAGGTGGTGCCCGTGAACCTGCGCGGAGCCATTACCGAGCCTCCCCGTCCGCCCCACGGCAGTCGTAGTGGTCGGGCCGCGCGGGGACGCGATCCATCTGCTCGGCCTCTTCCGCGAGCGCGCAGGCCGCGCGGTGGAACCCATGCCCGTCGCAGACCGGGCAGGTGCCCGAGTGATCGACGCCGCAGGCGACGCACTGGTCGTTCGCGTCGAGGGTGCAGTCGGAGTCTTGGGAGTGCGCCTCCGTCGCGCAGCGCCGGCAGAACACCTCTCCCTCGGGCACCCGCTCGCCGCACCGCTGGTCGCCCTTCCGGCTGGCGTTGGCGCAGGCGTAGGTGATCCCGCCCGTGCTGGTCTTGCAGACGAGGCAGGTGCCGCGGTCGTCGAACCGCTGGCAGGCGCAGGTGCGCGGGTCGCGGTCCACCACCGCCCGGACCAGTTCGTTGCCAGCCGCGAAGAGGGCGCGCGAGAAGAGAGTCGTCATGGCTAGCTCCCGCTCTGCGCGCAGGCCGCGGTCTGCGCGGTGGTGTGGACGGTGCCGCAGCGGAGGCAGACGCCGTGCCGACCGGCGCGGTAGGCCAACTGCGCCTTGGTCGCCTTCTTCTGCTTGCTGGACTTGGTGGGCTCGACGTAGCTCGGGTCCGCGTCGAGCATCGCCGCGCGGTCGAGGTGCTTCTGCGCCATCTGGCGCAGCGCCTTGCTCGGCTGCCCGGCGCACTCCGCGCGAGCCTGGAGGCCAGCCGCCAGCGCCCGGTACTCCTCCGCCGTCTTGCCCTCGAAGGTGGCCGGCTTGCTGAACCGCGCGATCGCTGCCCGGCCCTTCACCTGGAGCATGTCCACGGTGATCGGCTCGGACTCGGTGGTAGCTGCCTCGAACTCCGCCTGTGCTGCCGTCATCTCCTGGTAGGTCATCTGCTCTCCCTGGCCCCGACAGGCCCTCGGCGGTAGCGCCGAACAAGAGAGAGTGTGCCCGACCGGGAACAACTTGTCAACAGGAGGATCGAAGAAAAGGTACACGCGGGGAACCGAACGGGAACAAGCGTCTGGTTCCCGTTGAGATTTCCCCGCGACAGAGAGAGACTACGGATCGGGGTGACTCATGGGCATGCTTGCCGTCGTGGTGGTGATCGGACTTGGCGCCGTGTACGTGGGGCTGATGCGCCCTCAGCGAACGGCCGCCGCCAGTTTCGAGCCGGCCGCCGAGCCGGGCGCGTCGGGCCTGATCAAGTGCCCCGACTGCGGCACCGGGGTCTCGCGGATGGCCCCGGCCTGCGTCCGCTGCGGCCGGCCGATGCAGGCGCGCACGATCCTGCCATCATCCGGCCGCGTTCAGGCGATAGAGCAGACGGGCAAGACGTGGAAGTCGATGCAACTACTCAGCGGACTGGCGGTATTCGTCGGCGCGGTGATGTTCTTCGCGCAGCAACCATCTGGCCCGTTCGTTCTTCTGCTTGGGCTCTGCGGGTTCTTCCTCGCGAGGTTTGGCGCGTGGTGGAATCACGGCTAGACGCTGATGACGGTCGCTCGACCTCTCGAAAGCCTCCACGCTCGAGCCCCTGCAACCCACCCGCGGCCCCGCCTACGCGCCTGCCGGAGCGCTGCGCCCTCTGAGGGGTGCTCCTCGCCGCCGTAGCGCCAGGCCAGCGACTCCGAATCCCATCCGCTCGCCGTGCTCGCGGCGCCGAGGTCCACCAGCCGGTGCGCGATGGTAGCCCAGCTCGCCAGCCGCCAGCGCCGCCGGAGCGCGGCAAGGTCAATGCCGTGCTCGCGCACCGCTATCTTGAACGGCAGGGCAGGGAGCAGGAGCGCAGCTGCCCCGCGATCGCAGATGGCTTCCTTGGTCTCGCGAGGTAGCGTGTTCCACTCGGCCGGCGCGAAGTACTCCAAGACCTCATGGGCCAGCGTAAACTCATCTCGGGCCGCGTAGCCCGATGGGCTCAGCACGATCGTCTCGATTGACCGGAGCGTACAGCCGAGGACGCCCGCGCCCATCCAGCGCTCAACCAGCCGGATGCCCAGGCTATCGATCAGGCCTCGCATGGAGCATCCCGGCTGGTGCCGCCCGCGGCGGAGCAGCTCGTCAGCGACCTCCTCCCCCCTGGCCAGCAAGGAGGAGCGACACGATGACGTCGGCAGCCGTGTCGGCCGCAGCAGCGTCGAAGGCCTTCCCTCGAAGGCGGCGGGCCTCGCCGCGGATGCGTTGGAGCTGTTCACCAGAGAGGTTGAGCCCAGCCGTTCGCTTGCCAATTGCTTCCCCCAGAAGCAGCAGATCGTCGTCTGGGCTGGTTGTAGCAGGCGGCCCCGACAACGGGCGCGCCCCCGCGTCTTCTGCCAGGAATTCGTAGCCCGGAGCCGGCGGGAACCCCTTCGGGCGGATCTTCATGATCGCTAGCACCGCGTCCCTGCCAGGGTTCTGTCGGCCCGCGCCCGCCATGCTCCACCGGGCGACGCCGCTACGCCCCTTGTGCCCGAGGCGAGCCGCGAACTCGTCTTGGTCAAGCTTCAGCGCATCGCAGACGGACATCGCCCACTCGGCCAGCGCGAAATTCTTCTGCTTGGTCGGCATGCCATCGGTTGTACTTGTTTGAAGCATCACAGGAAATGCCCTCCTGGGAACACGAATCCGGGAACGCCGCCGAAACGGGTTGTTGACTCCATGTTCCCGGTCGGGTACTTATCCTGGCCATGGTTCCTTCGTCTTGGCGCAAGCAACGCGAGTTGTCTCTCCGGGCGGTGGCGCAACTGCTCGGCGTTGAGTCGCCTTCGTCGGTGCTGCGCTACGAGCGCGGCGAGCGCGAGGCTCCCAACTCCATCGCTCTCGCCTACGAGCGGATCAGCGCCGGAGCCGTGACCAGCGAAGACCTCGCCCGCGCTCACCGCGCCTTCCACGGCAAGCCCACCAGCAAGCGCTCTCGCGCCGCCTGATCTGCCTCGCCCGTGCCCGCTTTTCGGCATGGGCTTTTTCATGCGCCGCGCAAAGCCGGAAAGCCCGGAAACAGATTTGCCAGTCGGAGGTCAAAGTGGACGAAGAGACGCAGAACGACAACCTTTCCGGCTTCACCGATCCGGCCGCGGACGAGGTGGCGCGCTGGGAGCGTGTCGAGCGTGAGGCGCTGATCCTCTGCGACCCGTTGGCGCGGATGATCGGGCACAAGAACATCACCCACCCGCTCGGCATGTCGGCGGGCCAGCTCTCCAAGGAGCTGAGCGCATCCGACGACAAGCGCCTCAGCCTGGCTGTCGGGCTCTGCATCCTCAACAAGAGCCAGAACGACAAGCTGGCCCGGCTGCTGATCTGCGACGCCGCGGGCTACCGCCTGCCCGAGCCGCAAAAGCGCAAGGCCACGGCGGAGGAGGAGTTGAAGGCGCTGAAAGAGGAGCTGCGGCAGGCGGGCTCCGTCGGCAGCGCGATCATCGGCCTCGCGCAGGCGCGGTTGAGGGCCGGTCGATGAGCGGCGCGGCTGTGTTTTCCGTGAGGCCTCTCGTCGCGTGGCCGATCGTCATGGGGACGTACTACGCGGACGTCGACGCCCTCGTTCGTAAGCGCAAGAAGGGCGGCAACCGATGAGCGCCCTCGCCTTCATCGCTGGATGCGTGGTCGCGACCGGAGTGGTGCTGTTCACTCTCCTGGCGACGCTCCTGACGGACGAGCCTGCGCCGACCACCGAAGGCGCAGCATCGGCGCAGGGCTCCTGGCTCGCTGCTCTGTTCAACCCGCCAGCGCGCGCGTGCGTCTGGATCATCCGCTCGTTCGGCTGGTTGGTTGGTATGGGGTCGGCCCAGCCGCTCACGGCCGAGATGATGATGCGGCGGATACAGGCGGCGGCGCTTCCTCTCGCCGCCGCCACGCTCATGTGGCCGGGCGTCTTTGTTGTTGGCGTCGCGCTGGCGATCACCTTTCGCATGCCTCCCGTGAAGAGGTGGTTCTTCGCCCCGTTTGTGGGCGCGATCCTCTATTGGGCGCTGTCCTTCTATCTGGTCGCGCGCGCGCTGGAGGTCCTGTGGACCTAGCGCTTGCTGGTCTTGTCGGGCTTGAAGCCCATCGTGGGTCTGGGCTTGAAGTCGGGTGGCGGCGGGGCAGCGTCAACGAGAGTCGGAGCCTCAAGGGCCTCGAGCATCGCGAGAACCCGCTGCGCCTCGGGTCCGGTGAGGCGCCTGCGGAGGTCGTCTACCCACTCCTTCGCGGCGCGGCCCTCCGGGCTTGCGAGGAAGGCCTTGTGTCTCGGGTTCAGCGTGAGGCTGGCGGCCTGCAGTTGCTTCAGAAGTTGCACGACATCTTCGACGCCCAAAGCGGGCGCCTGAGGCGCAAGGCGATTCTGCACGGTAACCGTCCATACGTGCGGGCGCCCGGTTCGTCGGTGCTGGATACACCGGCGAGGCCCGCGGTTCAGGCGCCCACTTTGAGCGCCGAGGCGTCGGCATTGTACCGCGCCCCTCCGACACTCCCGGCGTTGCGGCTCTCGGCTGGGGGCTCGCGATGAGCCTCCCCGACCGCACCGCCGAAGAGCGCAAGGCCCTGCTCTGGCGCCTAGCTCTTTCGGCAAACCCCCAACACCAGGAGGAATCCATGAGCACCGAGAAGTGCCACCGCGGTTGTGGACGCCCCGACGGCCTCCACGTCTGCCCGAAGGTTCCGCCCGTTCCTGCGGGCGTCGGTCCTCTCCTCCGCGCCGCCCAGGCCCGTGTCGTGGAGCTCGAGTCCGAACTCGCCACATCGCAGCAGCTGCTCCGCGAGGCGTTCGCGCGCGAGGCGCACACCGACGCGCTGCTGGAGAAGGCGCACCGGGAGATCGTGGGCCTCCGCAAGCTCTACGAGGCGCCGCTCGAGATCGTGGTCGGGAGGCTCGAGTGACCGCGCCCATCCTGCCGACGTTCGCGCGGCTGCTGGCGTTCGTGGTGCTGGTCCCGTTCGCCGTCGGCGCGGGGCTCGTGAAGCGGCTCGGCCGCAAGTTGAGGGCGCTGTGATCGCCGCGGGGTTCTCGCTGCACACCTCCGAGTTCCTCGGGCTGGTGGCGTTCGTCGGCGTGGTCGCGGGGATGATCGGCAGCGCGTGGCGGACGTTCACCGCGCCTGCGCCGCTGCCCTATGTCGAGCAAGCAGAGCAGCTCGCCCGGAGCCGCCGATGAAGGCGCACGTCGAGGCGATGGGCTCGGTGCTGGTTGCCGCTGCCCTGGCTGTGGGGCTGCTGTTGATGACGGGCTGGGCCGCGGGGCTCGAGTTGTCCAAGCAGGACGGGGCGACGCTCCTCGTGCTGGTGGGCGTGGTGGCGATCGTGCGGACGGGCAACGTGAAGGGGGCGCGATGAAGCGCGGCCCTCACCACTCTTGGACCCGGGCGATCGACAACGCGGCCCCCGACGGGCGTGAGCGGCGGTGCCTGCTCTGCGATGCGCGGGTGAGCCGCCACCGGATCACCGCGCTGCAGATCCCGACCGAGTCGCTCTCCATGGGGCTCGACGGCAAGCGCGTGAGCGTCGAGGCCTGGCGCTTCCGCGGTGACGACACCTGCCCGTGGGTCTGGTGCTGGGAGTTGCCCTCCTGCGCTCCGAAGGCGGGCAGGGCACAGGCGCTCCGCGCGGGGCCGGAGGGGCTCGCCTTGCCCAAGCCGGTCCGGCTCGCGGTGCTGAAGGTGCGCCGGGAGAAGGCCCACCGGCAGAGCACCAACGAGATCCGCACGGCGGTCATGCAGCGCGCACAGGGCCGCTGCGAGGGCTGCGGGCGGGTCTGCTCGGTGTTCGACCTGCAGATGGATCACTTCTTCGGGGGCTCGGGCCGGCGGCGCCAGCAGCAGTCGGTGGAGACCTGCTGGGCGCTGGGGCGGCTCTGCTGCCACCCCGACAAGACCGACAACAAGCCCAACGCTGCCCACTGGCGTGCGAAGTGGCGGGAGCACTGCCGCACGCACGGCTACTCGGCTGAGGTCCCCTCGCTGCGCAAGGCGGTGCCGATGCGGAGGGCGTCTTGAGCGCGCTCTCCGCTCTCGCCTGCGCGCACCTCCGCGCCGCGGGGATGCTCGACGCTGCAGACCTCGCCGAAGAGCAGGCGTGGGCGCACGCGCTGGAGTGCCCGCCCCGCGAGTCCAACGCCATCGCTCGGCTCGTCGCAATCGCTCGCGTGGAGACGCTCTGCACGCATGCCGAGTCCCTCCGCATCCTGGCGGCTGGACTGCTGGAGGTCCCCAATGGTTAGCGAGGCCCTGCTGCAGCGGCTCACGCTGGTAGCGACCCAGGAGGCCGAGGCAGAGCGCGGCCCGGTGGACTGCCTCGCGGGGCACCAGTCGTTCGGCGTGCCGGGCACCGCCTGCACCTGCGGGCTCACGCGGCTGCCGCCGAGCACCGCGTATTACTTCAACGCCGTCTTTTTCTGCGGTGTCGAGCGGCGCCGGAAGGCGGGGCTCTGATGGCGTGCACTCGAACCCTCCGTAGTTCTCAAGTCGCCGCCAGAGGAGAAGCGGCTCTCGCGCGGGGTGCCTCTTTCGGCCGTTCTGAGACCTGCGTCGGCATCCGCCGCGGGCTCGCGCTGTACGGAGCCCTCCATGCGTAAGCGCTTCCGTGCCTCCGCCATCGCCAAGCCCCGCTCCAAGCGGCGCGCCCGCGGGGCCTACTTCACCCCTGATGCGCTGGCCGCCGCGATCTGCCGCTCTCTCGCTGACGAGATCGGCGCGCCTCGCGACGTCCTCGAGCCCGGCTGTGGCGGCGGCGCCTTCTTGCGCGCCGCCCGCGCGGTGTGGCCCGGCGTGGATCTCGATGGCGTGGATCTCGTGCCGAAGTGCGAAGGGCCGGGCGCCATCTGGCCCGGGAGCATCTTCGACCTCTGCGAAGGGAAGCTGCGCGCCGAAGACGGCTGGGCGTTGATCGTCGGCAACCCCGACTTCTTGCACGCCGAGAAGATCGTGCGGCACTGCCTCTCGCTGCTCGCGCCGGGCGGTCACCTGGCCTTCCTTCTTCCGCTCTCGTTTGCAGCGAGCAAGCAGCGTCGGGCGCTATTCGTCACCTATCCCTGCCGGTATCAGCAGCCTATCGCGGGCCGCCCGGCGTTCATCGGCAAGACCACCGGCTCCCAGGAGTACGGCCTCTTTGTCTGGAGGCAGGGCTTCAAGGGCCGCGGGCAGATCCTTCCTCCGCTGGAGTGGAAGCCATGAGCACCAAGAACGCGACGCACTGCAAGCGCGGCCACGAGTGGGCGGTCTACGGGAAGCTCGGGAGCCAGGGCTACCGGGTCTGCGGGAAGTGCAAGGCCGAAGGGATGAAGCGCTGGCGGTCTGAGCAGGGAGACGACCGCGCGGTGATCCGGGCTCAGGCGAGGATGATGCGGATCATCCTTCACGAGTGCGGCTACTCGTGGGCGACCGCTGGGCAGTTCCGAATCGACCTTCGCGAGACGACGATCCATGAGCGCAGCGCTCCGGCCACTGGAGCAGCTCGACGCGACTTCAACCGCTGCCCGGCAAAGCGCTCCACCACCATCTCGATCGCGGACCACGCGGTCGCTCGCCTTAATGAGGCCGCCTGATGGGCCTCCGGTTCGGCAGCGTATGCAGTGGTATCGAGGCCGCCAGCGTGGCCTGGTCTCCGCTTGGATGGGAGGCCGCGTGGCTCGCGGAGATCGAACCGTTTCCCTCTCGGGTGCTCGCGCACCACTACCCCGAGGTGCCGAATCTCGGCGACATGACCACCATCGCCGCGCGCATCCTCGCGGGTGAGGTGGAGGCGCCCGACCTGCTCTGCGGCGGCACCCCTTGTCAGTCCTTTTCCGTCGCCGGGCTCCGCAAGGGGCTCGCAGACGAGCGCGGCAACCTCGCGCTCGAGTTCGTGAGGCTCGCAGATGCCATCGACCAGAAGCGCAGCGACCCAGCTTGGATTCTTTGGGAGAACGTCCCCGGAGTCCTCTCCAGCGCCGAGGGTCGCGACTTCGGATGCCTCTTGGCGGGCCTGGTCGGAGAGGATGCCCCACTCCTTCCGCCACGGGATGGGTGGACGGACGCGGGTGTGGTTGCTGGACCAACGCGAGTCGCTGCGTGGCGCATCCTCGATGCCCAATACTTCGGAGTGGCCCAGCGCCGCCGACGTGTCTTTGTGCTCGCTCGCGGAGGTGCTGGAGGTTGGGCCGCACCTGACGCGCTACTGCCTATCGGCCCGCGCCTGTCTCGGAATCCTCCGACGCGCGCAGAAGCGCGGCAAGGAGCTGCCCGAGGCGCTGCGGAACGCGCTGGAAGCGGCATCGAGGGGCTAGCGCATTCCCTGCGGGCGCGGGCGAACAGCGCGCACCGCGAGGATGCGGAGACTTACGTCCCTTGCATTTCTCCTGCGCTCAAGGCGCGCGACTGCAAGGGGCCATCAAGCGACGGCGACGGCGACGGCGCGACGCTCGTCGCTCAGCTCGTCAGCGGCAACCAAGGGGGGGGGGCAACCGTAGTTGGCTCGGCATCGAAGAGCCGCACCAGACCCTCACTCGCAACCACAAGCCCAACGCCATCGTCGCGCTGCCCGGAGATCGGGGGCGGCTTTGACGAACCGCTCGCCATCCAGGGCACGATGATCGGGCGCGGCGATACCGCGGGGCCGCAGGGCATGGGCGTGGGCGTGGGCGTGGGCGTGGGCGTTCAGTTCACACTCACAAAGACGGACGTTCACGCGGTGCTCGCCTTCGACCCACGCCAGGTCACCAGCAAGACCAACCGCAGCAATCCGCAGCCCGGTGACCCTGCGCCCACGCTTGCGACTACCCCCCCCCCTGATCGGGGGTTTCTTTGACGCTGCGCCTACGGCGTTCCATCTCACGCAAGACCCCATCTCTGAGACGGGGGGGGGCACGCCTGCGATGTCGGCGGGGAACCGGCAGGGCTGCGCAACGCTCGGAGTGATGCACCCCGGAGGCGGCTTTGACGCCCCTGCGGCGGCGGTCAGGCGGCTGACTCCCCGCGAGTGCGAGCGCCTTCAGGCGTTCCCCGACGATTACACGCTGATACCCGGCGCTGCGGATGGTCCGCGATACCGGGCGCTCGGCAACTCGATGGCGGTGGTGGTTATGGCCTGGATTGGTCGGCGTATCGCTGCGGTCATCGCCTCGGAGGTCAAATGACGTCCCTTCTCCCTGCCCACGCTCTCCCTGCTGAAGACCTCCCGTCCGAGGTCCGCTGCCCGCAGCGCCTCTACTCGATGATGGGGGCTGAGCGTTGCCTGGGCTGGCAGCGCGAGAACGGCTGTGGAAAGGCCTGCAGCGCGAAGGCAAGCCCGGTGGTGGTGAAGCTGGCGCGCTCGGGGCCACCGCCGGCGCGCCGCCGCGGCGAGGGCTACCTCGGCAAGAGCAACGAGCAGGTGCCCATCCTCCAGCGGATCCAGAAGCTCATGGATGAGGACCTCGAGATCGAGGCGATGCAGGAGCGGCTCGGACTGACGAAGGGCGAGCTCCGCGGCTTCATCGACAGGCTCACCGGGTCGTCAAAGGGGCGGACGAATCGCCGTGCATGGAGGCACCCCGTGCAGCTGGGCCTCTTCCGGAGGCGGGCGTGAACGAGACCCCGAGCAGCCGCGACCTGGCCGCGCGCTCCGATGGCTGTCGCGTGCTCGTCTGCATGGTGAAGGCCGGGCCCATCGCCGCGCAGAGGTGCGTGGAGCAGCAGGCAGAGGGCTGCTACTGCCCGCAGGGCGCCCGGGCGCTCAAGGGTGTGGAGCAGGCCGCCGCCGAGAACCTGACGCAGAGCCAGCGGGCGCAGCTCGTGGAGCTGAAGGCGAGGGCGGACGGGCTCACGCGCCAGTCCGCGGAGAGGCAGTTCGCAGGGCTCGCGCTGCGCGTGGAGAACGAGCGCCGGGCGAAGGGCCATCCGGCGACCACGCTTCCCGAGCCGGTGAAGCTGGCGCCGGTGGTGGTGCCGCCGAAGGTGCGGCCGCCCGCGCCCGCGCCTGCTGTCCAGACTTCGGGACTGTCGCTCGCGCCCGTGCAGCCAACGGCGCCTGCAGCCCCCGCGGCAGCGGCTCCAGCAGTCCCCGCACCCCCCGTGATCAAGCGCTTCTGCCTCTGCGGATGCGGCCGTGAGATCGCCTTCTTCAATCGCTCTGGCATCAGCGGCTACTGCAACCGAGGCAGCAAGGTCGCCAGCAAGGGGGAGGGCGGCCGCGCGCCGTGCCCGAAGTGCCAGCGGCCGGCGAACCCCTCTGGCTGGGTGCCGCACGCGAAGTTCAACGACGGCAAGACGCCGGTCTGCGGGCGGTGCGTCTACTCGCTCAACCACATCGGCGTGCCGAAGCCGGGGCCGATCGCTGCGGCGCCCGCACCTGCCGCCGCTCCCAGCCCCGCGCCCTTCGCCGAGCACCTCGACACGCTCCTCGTGACCTCCGAGGAGATGCGCGTCCTCCGCGCCACTAACGAGGCCCTGGCCTCCGCTGGGCTGCGCGCCAAGAGCGAGATCGACAAGCTGCTCGCAGAAAACGCAGCCCTTCGTCTCCAGGTTGGTGCCTCCCCGTCTGAGGCTGGTCAGGATGACGAGATCGACACCATCCGAGCCCTACTGAAGTCCATCGCGAAGCTGACGAGCGCAGGCCGTCTCTACCTCGCCGGGCGCATCGGCGAAGAGCGGAGGGTCGCTTGAGCTACGTCGGCAAGCACCCCGAGTGCATCCACTGCGCCCACGTAGCGCAGAACGTGGCGGGCATCTTCACGCACCACGAGCCGGGTATCGTTCACTGCGAGTTCCACCCGAGCCACAGGGAGACGGAAGCGCCGATCGAGGTGGCGCAGTGCCTCGCCTTCTTCGCGCACTACCTGAAGGTCGGCATCGAGGCTTCCCGGGGCCGCGGGTTCGACATCGACGATGCCGCGCGCGATGAGGCGCGCCGCTGGATGGAGGAGCCGCACGGGCTCTTCGCGTTCGCCTGCGAGCTGTTCGACGTGGACGCGCAGCGCCTGCTGGAGCAGGAGCGCCGCCGGTGGCGCAGGAGGGCGGCGTGACGCGCCCCCTCTCCGCCGAGCGGCAGGCCCAACGTGCCGTCGAACTCGAAGTGGTTCGCCGTTGTCTGGAGTGCGGCCGCCTGCATGATCAGGCGGTGCGGAGCCGCGTGCTGCGCCGACTGCTCCCCTCCTCCGCGCAGGGGATCCGGGAGGCGCTCAGCGAAGGCTGGCCCTGCTTCTACGGCGAGACGCTCGGCAACAACGCTGGCGCCCGCCGGTTGCAGCGGGACCTTCACTCGATGGGCGCTGTGGTCGTGGGGCTGGGAAACGCCGCGATGTGGAGCCTCCGATGATCGGTCCATTCGCAGCACGCGATTGCGTCGTCTGCGCCAACGTCTTTGCGCCGCCCAAGGGCAACAGCTCCGCTGATGCCGCCCGGCGCACGACTTGTTCGCGCAAGTGCACCTACGCCGCCAAGGCCCGCGGGCTCTATCTGCCGCGTCCCGAACCCACGCAAGGTCAGGCGGCACACCGCCCTTGGTCGGCGAGCGAGTTGGATCGCCTGCGGGCCGTCTACCGGCACGAGGCCACGCCCTTCATCACCATCAAGCAATTGGCCGAGGAACTCGGCAGGGAAGAGGGGAACCTTTCGCGCAAGGCGCGCGAACTCGGGCTGGCCAATCCCCACCGCAAGAGGGTCGAGAAGCGCGTCGTGCAGGAGCGGAAGTTCGCCACCGACGATGAGCGCCGCGAGTGGCAGTCCCAGGATGCCAAGCGACGTATCGCGGACCTTGGCCACCCTCGCGGGATGGCAGGAAAGCACCACCCCGAATCTGCCAAGGCTCGGATCTCCGCCGCCAGCCGCGCGCGGTGGGCCGATCCGGCGTCCCGCGAGAACTCCGACGAAGTGCGACAGGCGATGTCCGACAACATGCAGAGGCGCGTCCTAACTGATCCCCGGCTCCGCCATGGGTACTCACGCTCGGCGGGCGGCCGTCGCGCCGACCTCGACAACGCCTACTTTCGTTCTTCGTGGGAGGCGAACTACGCCCGCTATCTCCGCTTCCTCGTGGGCCAGTCGCAGATCCGCGCGTGGGAGTATGAACCGCATACCTTCTACTTCGAGTCCATCAAGCGCGGGACCCGCTCTTACACACCCGACTTCAGGGTGACGCTGCCCGATGGCCGCGTGGAGTGGCACGAGGTCAAGGGCTGGATGGACGACAAGAGCCGCGTCCGGCTCGCTCGCATGGCGAAGTTCTACCCGGCCGAGAAGATTGTCCTGATCGACGAGAAGTGGTTTCGCAGCGCCAACCGCGGTGGTCTCGCTGCAGTGATCCCCGGCTGGGAGAAGAAGCGCCGTGCCGAATCGACGGTTCTCCCTTGACCGCCTACGCCCCCGACGAGCCCAGCACGGGCCGGAGCTACGCGTGGTGCGACAAGCCCCCGGCAGGGACCCGGAAGCCCAGCCCCAAGCACGCTGACGAGGTGGACGCAGCCTGGGTCCTGGACTTCCTCGGGCAGCCCGGCTGCAACAAGCCCTGCTGCGGACGCCTGCTGGGCTTCAAGATCGGCGCCGGCGGGTTCCGCCTCGTCACGGTGGGCCGCCCGTGAGAGCCCTCGGGAAGAACACCGCCCGGCGCTGTGAAGAGGGCCAGGGCAAGAGGTGCAGGTGTCGCTGCCGGGGCGCTCGTCATGGGGCCAACCGCGGCGACGTCGCTGCCCTCGCGCCTTGGGACGTTCATTCGCCGCAGAACCGCGCTGAGCCGGCGCAGCTCGTCCTCTTCGACCGGCCCACCAAGACCCGCACCACGATCAGCGCCAGCAAGGAGGGATGACGATGCCCCCGCGAGAGATGTGGCTCAAGCTGGCCGTCGAAGTCGCCGACGACCCTAAGTTGCTCGCCCTGCCCGAGGCCGAGCGGTGGCTTTGGATCTGCCTGCTCTGCCTCGCCAAGCGGCGCGAGAGCGCGACCCTCACCGGCTACACCGCCAAGATGTTGGTGCAGGTGTTCGCGCTCACCATCAAGGTGCCGCGGGCGCAGGCCGCGCTCGAGCACTTCGAGCGGCAGGGGATGGTGCGCCTCTACCCCGACGGCACCATCGAGATCGCGAAGTGGGAGGAGCGCCAAGCCATCGCTAAGGACTCGCCCGAGGCCGTGCGGGAGCGCCAGCAAGCATGGAGAGCGAGGGAGCGCGCCAAGAAGGAAGAGGCGCAGCGTAACGGGTCAGACCAAGGGCGGAGTAACGGGTCCGTAACGGGTCCCCTGTCCGTTACGGAGCGTGACGGCGTAACGCAGACGAGACGTAGAGGAGAAGAGACGAGAGGAGAAGAGAAGAACACCCTCGCGTCGGCAGCGGCCGAAAGACCGGCCGTGCCGCCGGTCGCCTCGGTGCCCGTCGTCCCGATTGCCGACCTCGAGGCCGACTGGCCACCCGACTTGGTCAAGCGGGTCCGCGAGGCGGTCACTTCGACCCGCAAGGGCGGCACGATGGCCGAGGGCCCGTGGCGCGCCTTCCTGCTCTCGGCCAAGCAGTATCCGAAGGCCCAACGCGAGGCGGCGGCGAGCGAGTATCTCGACCGGGCTTACGCCGCAGAGGGCAAGCCCGAGGAGTACCTGCTCGGGATGATCCGCCGGGGCGCGGGGAAGACCGCGCCGATGCAGCAGCAACTCGGACCGCGGCCAGTCCGCCCAAACGCCCCCGTTCCCGCCAGCACCCGCGAGGCGCACCTGCTCGACGCCATCGAGGCAGAGCGAAAGAAGCGCGGTGACGCCCTCCCCACCGAACGCGAGACCTACCTGCTCGAGCAGCTCGACGCCGAGCGCAAGAAGCGAGGTGCAGCATGAGCAAGGACCCCGACCTGACCCCGAGCGAAGACCCTACCGGCGAGCGCGCGGACCGCGAGCAACTGCAGCGCGCCCATGACGCCGGGACCCGCGATGGAGGCCCCGCCATGGTCGGCTCGATGCTCGCTGGCCTCGCCAACGCTCGAGCGGCATGGGAGCGGCGGCGCGCCTCGGTGATCGAGTCCAGTTGCCCGAACTGCGCGATCGACTCCGCCGCGGCGAAGGTCTGCACTTTCCGCGGCCACGACTTCTGCCGCCACCTCGTCGAACTCGAGGCCCGCGGCCGCGCCAAGGCCCGTCACGCCAACCTGGTCAAGAGCAAGGCCCTGCTGAAGCCGGAGGACTTCGGGATGGTGGTCTCCGGCCGCTACAACGTCACGGCCGCGGTCGCCGCTGCCAAGCGCATCGCCGCTGAAGAGGGCCGACTCGCGATCCTGGCGGGCAACGCGGGGGGCGGAAAGAGTCTCGGCATGGCGGTAGCCCTCTCGGAGCGCGGAGGGTTCTTCGTAGCGGCCAGCGACCTCGACCCGTTCGGCAAGGAGGTCAACGAACTGATGGCCCATTGCTCCACCGTGGGCCTGCTCGGCATCGACGACGCCGGGGCCGGGCGCAGCGCCAGCGACGTTGCTCGAGGCCGGGTGGAGCAACTCGTCTGCCAGCGGTGGGACGCCGGCAAGGCCACGATCGTCACGACCAACAGCACCCGAGCCGAGTTCTGGGCTCTCTACGGCGGCCCGCTCGGGCGCGTGGCGGACCGTCTCAACTCCGACCCCGTGGGCTGGGTGGACTGCATCGAGGAGAGCTACCGGACCATCCCTCAGTAGCCCGGACACGTTCAACGTCCGCCCCTGTCCACCCTCGCCGCCAACCTCCTCCACCCTCCTCACCACGAGGTGCAAAGTGAAGACGATTCGCGCAGATAACCCCCGGACGTCCGCCGTGTCCGCATCGCGTCCGCCCGCGTCCACCCAG